AAGGTACTTTGTGAAATAAAACTAATAGAGGATGACCCTTGTACCACCAAGTTTTGACTAATAAATAATGAACCCGTGATGGTTTGATTTGCTGTAAATGTGTTCGACCCCGTAGTTGCTAATGCACCAATACCCGTAGTGTTTTGTACAACAATTTGTGCGGAACTAGTTACCCACCCAGGATATTGTAATGACGATGAAACGGTACCACCAGGAAGTAATGGTTGGACTTGTGCGGAGGAAGAAACAACACCCGATAATTTATTGGTGATACTATTATAATCAATTTGACTTGATGCGGTGACCCATCCTGGGTATTGTGATGATGCAGAAACAACACCCGGGGATAAAATTGATCCTGTGTGTGGTCCGATAAATGATGATGCGGAAGCAGCACCTTGTACATGTAACAATGCACCAGGTGTAATAGTTCCAATACCGACACCAGTTGCGTTAGAATAGATAACTTGACCATTACTTCCCAACTTAATAGCACCAACCGTACTATCTTGCACACCATACACGCCTAATGTATTTGCTACGTTTACATCGTGTAATGCCGAATCATCACCACCTTGTAAAAATTTTGCATTATTTGTACTAATTGCTAATACTGTTCCATCGTAGGTGAGGGTAGATTCTGCGTTTATTCCCCCCGCACCCGTTGATGTTATTACACGATTATCGGTTGCATTTGTATATGAGGAAACAGCAGAAGCTGCTGCTTGTAAGTTTGTTCCCGCTGCTCCGGAGCCGGAAGTCACATCTACGAAGAATCCACGAGCACTACCACCTTGTTCAAAAAATCGTAATTTATTTTGAAAAATGTCAATGGTTACACCAGTACCCGCTATTGTACTATTAGTTTGTGGTTTTGCTAGTAAAATTTCTCCACCTTCATCACCAATTGAATTATTTGATATGAGGTTGGCACCCGCAGCTATATTACCCGATGCACTAACGGTTTGTAATAATGTATTAACAAATGATGCGGTTGCTGCAAATGATGCCGAAGTGCTTGTTAACGCATTGAACTGCGTCGAACTACTAATAACCCCACTTAATTTATTAGTGATGTTATTATAATCTATTTGTGATGATGCGGTGACCCATCCTGAATATTGAGCAGAACTAGATACCGTACCACCAGGAAGTAATGGTTGAACTTGCGTAGATGCAGATACTACGCCTGAAAGTTTATTTGTAATTAAGTTATAATCTACTTGACCAGAACTAGATACTGTTCCACCAGGAAGTAATGGTTGAACTTGTGTAGAGGAAGATACCACTCCACTCAACTTATTGGTAATATTATTATAATCTACCTGACCAGATGATGATACCGTACCCGCTGGTAAACTTGTAATAATTTGCACCGACGACGATACCACCCCACCACCCAATGCGGTAGTGGGTATACTTCCACTGCGAATAAATGTACCTGTTAATCTCGTAGCTGGCATCAGTTCATCTCGTTACAAAGGAGTTACTATAAATAGTTTATGTTATATCTTTTCTGGGAATACTACGGTCCATATAGAATCGAAGGTTTGTGGTATGTCTCGTAATGCTTGACGATAAGTTGCCCATGCCGTTTTTTCTTCGTCAGTTAGAGTTGACCACCGATCAGCCATTGTGATATAATCGGTTTCTGCTAATAATTTATTTCGTTCTTCTCGAATCGGTTTCCATTCTGCTGTTATCGTTGCATTCATTTCTTCTTCGGTCTTATCTCGTTTGGTATAAGTTGCGGTTACAAACCCGTCACCAATTTCTAAGATAGGTTCATTTAATACTTCGGTACGTTCTTTAAACGTTTCGGGCATATTTTGTATTACCGGATACCATCCAAGTTTCACCAGTTCTTCTGGTGGTGTCAATTGGAATTGTGCAGGTAATAAGGTTGGTCCATCAATGATGGTGTTATCTGTTACAATGTAATATAATGACATATAAAATATCCTCTAAATTAACTTTGGTAGAGATGTTAGCCACAAGCACTAACATCTCTACTAATAAACTGATAACAAGTTGCCCCAGGATCTCGAACATAGTAGTCGTAATATGTACCACAACAGTAACCAGTATATGGTATGTCGGAGCAGGGTCCGCTAAATGTTTCTCCTACTGAGTAGTCAGCGGAGCAACTTGTGTATGCACATCCAAGATTGTTTATTGAAAATCCGCAAGCACCATTCCCGGTGGTTGCTACAAACTGACCACTACCGTTACACGAACCAGCCAACACAGCGCCATTACCTGGACAATAATTTGCGGTAATTGATGCAGTAGTTGGTGACGGGATTCCATTTTTAATATATCGTAAATCATGTCTGATATTAATTGAATATGATGGTGGTGAAATCAATATAAGTCACAAATCGACTACCCGTTGCGTTAGGATAACTACTGGATACTTGTATTTCCGCATCATCTAGACTACTACTAAATTCTATATAAGCAAATCGTGGAACATCATTATTAGAACTACCCGTGAATATTTTAAACGATAGATTGGTTGGTGCTCCAGACGCAGTAGGAAAACTAGATCCGGATATCTTTTTGCCCAGTACCAATAATGTAGGTCGATCATTTGAAGTTACATTATATACCGTACCCTTTGCAAAATTTTGCCAATTGTAAGTAGAAGATACACGAAATTTTGATCCAACAGTTTTACTATTATTCATACCCCAGTTCATATTATTAACTTCGGACGATACATATGGTGAAACTAATTGTGCTTGTTGTGGAGTAAGAGTTAATCCTGCAATTGTACTTGCGATTGGTAATGTTGTACCATAAGTAAGTTGTGCAGATATAGATGTCGGATGTCCCCACGCATTTAATGATCCAGTACTATCTATTTCATAAATAACTCTACCGACCATGCAAATATTTGCACTGGTTGTAATAAATGGATCTAATACAGGTGTACTCGAAGCTGATTGTAACTGGTTGGATGATACAATATTTTGTTTTCTAGTATGAATAAAATCTTGTATATATCCACCCCATCCATAGAACCGTGTACCGGCAACACCATATGATGCTTGGTATCTCAACGATCGATCAGGTCCGACTTGAAATTCAGTAGTTGCATTGGTTATAAAATCGCTGGATCCTCGTGACGGAATAACTGTTACCCAATCTGTTAATCCATTATTTTCTTGTGATGGTGTAGTTAAATTGGCGACGGTTGTGTTACCTAGTAGTGAGAATGCATTATTTCCCCATGCCCACAAGGTTCCATTATTTTTAATTGCATATGTTGTTCTGTCTGCTGCTGCAAATATTCTTGGTGACCAATTATCTCCATTTACTTGATTAAATAAATGTACGTTTGTACTACCAGTTATTCCAAGTCCCAATTGACCTCTATTATTAGCACCAGTAGCCCATAAGGTAGTGTCTACTTTTAATGCCAATGTCATCTCATTACCACACGAAACAGCTACCCAATCCGAATCTGTTCCCACTCTCATAGGAATGCTTGCAGTTGTTATTGTTGGACCCAACCCCAATGCTCCCGATACACTAGATCCCCAAGTCCATAATGTACCATCATTGCGTATGGCCGCGGCATGTCTGAGTCCAATTGAATGTTGAACCCAGACCGAACTAGAAAATGATCCTGTACCGACTCGTGTTGGTGTTCTAGAACCACCCCCATTTACATTTGTTGATCCTGTTCCAAATAAACTTCCTGTGCTGCCCCACGCGTATAAAATTCCATCAAATGTTGTAGCGAGAACATTTGATCCATTCGTGGATGCTGATTCCCATGTTGTCAAAGCACTAACCAATTGAGGACCACCAGTACCAACCAATTGACTAGAATTTCCATTATATCCCGATGAAGTTGGTATAGCAAATGTACCGGCGTTGCCCAATGCATTTAATGATAATGGATCTACAATTGTAAATGTAATTGGAGTTAATAAACTACCACTAATAGAACCCGATACAGTGAACGATCCAGTGATTTTGTTTGGTCCTGTTACCGACGAGGTAAATATTCCACTTGCAGAATATACGGTTGGTGTATATGTACCGTCTGATCCTGTAATTGTTACTGGTTGATTTGTATTAATATTTAATAATTTATTAAATCTATCTTTTAGTTGTACCGATAATGGTATAGTCGTACCTGATACAATTTTTCGTACTGATGCGGTGACAAACGAGTAAAACGTATTACCGATAGCAATATTAGATCCCGTAGATAAATTTAACCATTCGTTGGCGTTTGCTGTTCTGTCTGAATTTACAAAGAGTTGACCAGAGGAACTATTTAACCACAATGATCCCGTTGTTGTGGGATTTACTGTTAGTGTTGGGTCTGATGCCGTGACGAATACACCACCACCTCCACCGCCTCCACCACCTGCCGAAGTCAATGCAAATGATGCGGTAGTAGCAAGTAAAGCAAACGATGCTGATGTAATGGATCCGGTAAATCCACCGATAGCGGTAATACCCACCGATGCTGTTAAACTTCCTGTTATCGCGGTAGATTGTAGTTGTGCCATATCTTAACCTTGTTGTAAATACTTGTGTTTATACATATTATTTTTGTTCAAGAATTTGTATTTTTTCTGCCATTTCCTGAATAGCTTTTAATAGCAATACGGTAAGTTTACTATATTTAACACCGATAATATTTCCTTCGGTGTCATACTTGACCAATTCAGGATAAATTTCTTGTACTTGTTCTGCAATTAATCCGATATCTTGTTCATCATTTTCCTTCCATTCAAATCGTGATGGAGATAATTGATTAATAGTATTTAATGTGGATTCCAACGGAATTATATTTTTCTTTAATTCTTGGGTAGAAGTTTCTACTAAGGTTTGTACGGTAGCTGTTCCTGTAATCGTGATAGATGATCCAGAAATAGAAGTTGCGGTGACTGATGATGGTGCAATATTTTGTGATGCGAGTAATGATATCACTTGCGCAGAACTAGATACCGTACCACCAGGAAGTAATGGTTGGACTTGTACGGACGAAGAAACAACACCTGACAATTTATTGACAAGATTGTTGTAATCTATTTGAGAAGATGCGGATACTAACGTTGGTGTTCCGGTTAATCCAGAATACGGGAAGGTACCTGTGAGTGCGCCACTAACCGATCCTGTAATACCCCCAACACTTCCTGTTGGAACAACTTGTAGTGATCCTGTAATAACTGCTGACCCACTAAATGGAAATCCAGCACCAGAACCACCAGATTGTGCATTTAATGCGTAGGATGCAGTTTGCGCATAACTTGCAGACTCTATAATACCAAAAAACGAGCCACTAAATGATCCCGTAGCGTTTTGGGTAACATTTACTAATGCTCGTACTAAAATATTTGATTGTGATGGTGGTGCTGTAACAAACGACACCGTATTCGTTGTTACCGTATAATCTTCAATATTGGTTTGTGTTAAACCGTCAACCGATAAAAATAAGGAATTAGCATTATAACTTTGGGATAATACATAATTGGTAGTTGTACCGTTGCCAACGAATGTGTACGTATCAATATTAAGAGTTCCACTAACTGCAGCAACTGCCGCTATATTTGTCAGTTGGCTACCATCACCTTTAAAGAATGATGCCGTAACTGACCCAGATACATTGATACTTCCGCTGGATATTAGACCTTTGCGGGCTACAAATTCGTTTGCCATATTATCCCTTTTTCACATTTCCAAAGGTTTTTAAAAAAATAGGGGTGGGTAGGATTAGTACCCATCCCCTTACTATTAATTACTTATTACAATGCTCTGATTATGGTTTTAACTGTCCACGTACCAGAACTATTAGTAAACTTCAATCGAAGAAGTCCACCAACAATATCCACTGTAAATATTGCTTGTGCAGTATTACCAATATCATTTGTTGATACATCCGTAAATTCTACAGCTGTACCATTTTCTATCACCATTACGGTTCCTGTTCGAGAGTTTGTACCGTCCTTAACAATGTAATCAAAGAATACACCATCACAACTTGCCGCGAGAAGTGACGCTACCACTTGATTTGATACAGGACCAACAATGTTTGTAACCATACTACCAGAATAAATTGCATTATTAATAAATGCACTGGTACTTGCACTTACGTTACCTGTTGCCGTGATTGTTGTTGCACGGACAGTAGTAATATCTGCTTGTGATGCGGTAAGATTTGTACCAACACTTAATCCGTTAGTGATAGATACCGTAATACCGTTATCACTAATTTGTGAATCACCGATGTGTTCTGCATTGGTTGACTTAGGAATAACATTGGTTGTTAATGTTGTTTCATTTCCAATATTATTGTAAGTCTGTGGCCCCATTATCAATATGGATGATGTTGGGGTAGTTTGGTTTTGATGGATAAATATCCATTGGTCATTGGTTGAGTCAAAGAACAATGACCCACTGCGTTGTGGTGAGGAACCAGAATCAATTACTGATAATCCACCAAATCGTGTACCAGGAGTGAGTGTATTAACAGTAATAACATTGGTACCAATATTTAACGTACTTTGCGAAATAAAACTAATAGAGGATGAACCCTGTACCACTAAGTTCTGACTAATAAACAACGAACCTGTAATGGTTTGGTCTGCTCTAAATGTATTTGACCCCGTGGTTGCGTACGAACCAGTTACATTTTTTAGTGCGTTTATTTCTGCTTGTTGGTTTGCATCAACCGTGGATAGTGACGAACTAAATGTGGAATAACCAGTAGTTTGCGTGATATTAATTTGTGATGATGCAGTTACCCAACCAGGATATTGTGCTGAACTTGATACCGTTCCTGCTGGAATTGTTGCGTTTGTTGCAAACGAGGCTGTAACAGCAAATGATGCCGAAGTATTAGATAATGCGTTAAATTGTGTTGAACTACTAATAACACCACTTAACTTATTTTGAATGTTGTTATAATCAATTTGACTTGACGCAGTTACCCATCCAGGATATTGTGCGGATGATGATACTGTACCACCTGGTAAATACGCTTTAACTTGACCACTACTTGAAGCGACACCCGCTAGTTGACTTTGTAATGCATAGGAACTGGTGCTCGCAATCAATGCACCAATTTGTGCTTGTTGATTCTGGTCAACAGTTGCCAACGATTGACTAAATGTTGTATAACCCGTAGTTTGTGTTATATCAATTTGTACAGAGGAGGAAACTGTACCTGCCGCGGTGACACCAGTTAAACCAGATCCATCACCTCTAAATGATCCAGTAAATGAACCAGTGAATGGACTAGTTAGACTATTAAACTGTGTTGAACTTGATACTGTTCCTGCGGGTAATAATGGTTGAACTTGTGTTGAGGATGATACTACGCCACTGAGTTTATTTTGTATTGAATTGTAATCAATTTGCGAAGATGCCGATACTGTACCCAGTGGTAGTCCAGACGGCAGTACATAGGACGCACTTACTGCGGTACCAATAGAACCAGAAAATGATCCAGTAATTGATGATGCAATAATACTATATCCAGTTGCATCAATTGTACCACTAACCAGTAACGATCCAGTGATTTTTGCCCCACCAGATTGGGCTATAATACCTCGTCGTGCTACAAATTCATTTGCCATCGGGTTCTCCAAACGGTGCTAAATATCTAATCTATAAATAGTTAAATACTATGATAAAGAAGGAAATAATTTAAATATACTCTGTACCGTCCACGGGTATGACCCACTTCCAGCACTTTCTACTCGTAATTTCATATAACCATTATCTTGCACCAACGAAAATCTAATATCAGATGTGTCCCCAACATCTGTACTGGATATATCGGTAACCGTACTACCCGTTCCTTGCCACGCGGACATCAACATACCGACTCGTATACCACCAGGTCTGGATGCCGCATATTCTACTGTTGCTCCAACATAACTACTGGTTGGGATGAATGGGTAGACGTATTCCGTAGCCCCAAATATTCCAGTATTAACGGACCCTGTGAATGTTAGTGAAACATTTCCAGCCTTTAATTTAAATTCATCGGATTGTACAGAATGTGGAGTAATCGTACTACCACTAATATATCCTACTATTTGAGCAGAACTGGTGGGTATTCCACCTGGTAAATTCATGTCATTTAATAATAGAATAGCTGACCCAGAACGGGTGAATAATTTTCCGTCTGCGATATTAAGTGCCAATTCACCAGGAAATAACCCAGACGCGGTGGGTACTGCTCCTGATTGACTACTAACTAGTGGTATAAAACGATTTGCTGGCATCTTTAAAACCCGACTGATTGTTGAATACGTGTTACAAAATTATCCACTACTGTTTTACATTCTGCCGCGGTTACTTGTACACCAGAAAGTTCCTGTGTACACGTATATGAATGAATCACTAAAATACATTGACCCAGTTTGTGGTGTGGTGGGCGCAACTGTTGGTAATATAAAATGTGTGGCTTGAAGTGAACCAGTAACAGATACACTTCCACTCGTATACATTGACCCACTTAATTCATGATTATTATTTGCACGTAATCGTAGCTTACCATTTCTATAAGTTTCACCACCAGCAAAAATTGTTACTGCTGCATTAGGTGTAGCAGTACCAATTATTAAATTACTACCTGTGTGGAACAAATATCCATCGTTAGGTACATCGTGAATTTTGGAACCTACGTAGTTGGTTCCATTAATACCCATATTAATATATCCGGTTTCTTCATTACCAGTATCCGATGTTGCTACGATATCGGACGAGGCATTTTGTCCAGTACTGAAATTTCGAATATTAATTTGTAGATAATCATCAACGGTAGCGTGCGCCGAAATTAAATTATACGAACCTACATTACCCGCATAAATACCAAGTACGTCAGGTGCGTTATTATCAAAAAAGTTCGATGCACCCCAGAGTATACTTGATCCTGTATAATATAATGGACTATTGGTTAGTCTATATGTATCCTGCCACAATGGAATATAATTTGCAGTTCCAATTGAACTAGACACCATTCCAAGTGGTAATGCTTGTTGAACTTGTGTAGAACTGGAAATTGTTCCTGCCGGTATGGTTGCTGCACCACCGTTTGCAGCGTACGATGCAGTTAATGCATAACTTGCACTGATTACGTTTCCAGTACCACCAACTTGTAAGGCTATGGGTGTATCATTACCAGTTTGAAATCCACCAGCAAAAATAACATCTATTGCATCTGCAACACTTGCAGTTCCTAGTAGTGATCCTGTTATACTTGGGGCTTCTACTACGTTTGACTGTACGAACCCAGCGATGAATTCATTTTGAGCAAAGATTGCACCAGAAACAATTAAACTATTTCCAGAGGTAACTACTATGTTACCCGCATCAATTTCCAAATCACCAAATATGGTTTGATTACCATTAAATGTATTTGAACCAAGTTTTGCTACACCAGTTAATTCACTACCATCACCTTTAAATGATCCTGTAACTGATCCCGTGATACCACCAACACTTCCCGTGCTGAGTACTTGTAGTGATCCTGTAATAACTGCTGACCCACTAAACGGAAACCCTGATCCAGCTCCAGCGTTGAGCGCATACGATGCAGTTTGTGCATAGGAAGCAGATACCGCAGTATCAATTGAACCACTAACTCCAAGTGCATAACTCGCTGTGTTTGCAAATAATGCAGATACCGCCAGCGACGGCAAAGACCCCGTTCGTTGAACTACTAACGAACTGGGTTGTACACTTACCTTATAATCAGGTGATGTTTCAATATTAACACTAATATTTGGTACATCTACTAAAACTTTATTAGCGTCACTATTTTCTCTGACTACAACTGTTATGTCTGGTACACCTAAATTAATTGGACGTAATGATCCACTCATTAATTATCTCGTAGCTGTGGGGCGGACAGTCAATGCTCCTTCTAGGATTCTTCGTTTTATTGGACTAACTGACCCACTTACCATATTTACATCATACACATATTTTCTTTGTGTTAATGCTAATGTTTGATCGGGAGTTAACTCTACAATAATTGAGCCAGAATTTAATGGTGCTAGTTTTGTAATATTAAATGTAGCAGCAACTTCATCGGTGGTATAATTTTCTCTAACTTGACCACTAAATACATAATCTGTTATATTAAGTGGGATACTTCCACTATCGCTGATAATCGTTGCTGCGATACGAAATGTTTCACCTTGACCTACATTGAATTCGGTAAGTTCTGCCATAGCTTATACCCAAAAAAGAAAGTGTCCCACTGCCCAATTATACTCTATATAAGTATCAGACAGTGAGACACACCTTCTATTTTTAACTACTGATTAGTAGTTCAATACACAATAGTCTGGTTGAATTTCTAGTTCGATTGCCACATTGTCTGTGGTTTCCGCCCATTCTAAATCACCAAATGTTGCACGTGTAATTTGTGCACCCTTGATAATCCATTCTTCAACCTTATCACCTACTGGTCCAAGAACTTGAAGGGTTAAATCTTTCTTATAGAATTCCGCGTATCCATCACGACCTGTTACTGATTCGTGATGTAGACGAACCCATTCCATTACTGCTTGTGCGCCAGATGGAACTACTGGATCGTACAACGTAAGGGTCATTGGTTGCCATACAGAAATACCCTTGACAAAGCGAACGGTATTGATGTGTGGAACCTTAATCGTATCTTGACGAATTTCAGGACGGCTTACTTTCTTAACGATGTAAGCTGGGATTCCTTCAATTAACATTAAAAAGCGATTTTTAACCTTTGGTTCAAATGCCGTAAAAAATATTTCATTTTCGGCTACTATATTGTTTGCCATTCGTATCTCCTAACGGATTTAACTATAAATAGTCAGTTTGTTAAAAATATAACCTATTTTATTAAGCCCCAGGGAATGTAGCACCCGTTGGGAGAATGTTGAATTCGAGTTTGATGAATTCAGCAGTCTTTGTTGGTTGGAGATACAATTGACCAACCAAGATGTTACGGTCAATTACGTCTGGTGTATTATTGGTTTCGTCCATAATGACACGGAATGCGTATAGACCTGAACGTTCTTGGACGTTTGCCAAATATGGGTTGACGATGTTCAAGAAACGACGACGAGTTGATTCAACGTTTTGTTCAAATACGAGGAATCGTGCCGAACTTGCGATGAACTTCTTCACTGCGATTAATAAGCGACGAACGTTTACACGGTCAAGTGCTGATGAGCGACGTTGTAATGTCTTTTGACCCCATACACAAATACCTTGTCCTGGGAATTGTGCGATTGGGTTGACCTTACCATCATACAATTCATCACGTTGTACTTGACTTAAACGTAACTTAACACCTGCTGCTCCTGGGATTCCACCACGATTCAAACCTGCTGGTGCAAACCATTCTGCTGCTGTGTTGTCACTATATGCGTATACTTCTGGAAGTACTGCTGATGGTGGAACAAATGCGAATTTGTTTGTATTATCATCTAGTACTCGAATCCAAGGATAGTATGCTGCTGCGTAGTTACTATCAAGTAATGCTGCTTGGTTGACTGCTGTTGTGATTGTTGAACTTGCTTGTGTTAAATCCATAATATAGAAACAATCACCACGTTGTTCACATACACTTAATGCGTAGTTAGCTACGTACGGATGTAATTCATAAACAACACCAGGAAGTACCAACAAGTTAATATCGTATGCATCAGGATTGCTAATTGCATCTAATGCTTTCTTATATGCTCGTGAACCTGCACTTGTTGCAGTTTGTAAGTTAAATCCTTGTGTGTTATTTGATGTAATACCGTCATACATGTTGATATAACGTGCTGGGTTATCACCATCAAATCCACCTTGAAGTGGTACAGTAAACTTCAAATATGCCGTAACTGATGGCGTTGTTAAGAAGTTTGCAACTGCTACAGCGTTTCCAGAATCGTCATACAATTCATTTGCTGGAAGATTTTCAAGGTTAAATGCTGCACCGCGTGTTACTGAACCACTTGGAAGTGGTGCCAAGTAAGACATATTGGTGTTAGGTGTATCTGAGTATTGGAATCCGTAGAATTCATTTACATTGTATGTTGCTTGTGTACTGTATCCACGGGTACTTCCAGAAATCCAAGATGAACTAATAAATGTTGGAATTGGAAGAACTGATCCAGATGTTCCAATTGGTGAGTTCAATGATGCAAATCCGAATGGTAATGCATCTGTTGATACGTTATCAGCACCAGGTGCCATTTCAACACGAATGAATTGTGAGTTATTACGATAGTCACCTTCAAAATAACGTTCACCTGAACTATTTTCTACTGGTGCACTATTACCAATTCGTCGTGCGATATAATTTGGACTATTTGGGTCCATACTTAAATTATCATACTGTTCCAATACTGATGGTTGTGCATCGGTATCTGTGAAGTCACGTACTAATAATGTAAATGTACCATAGTCACCAGAAATTTGTGCTTTCTTAGGACCAACGATGGAAATCTTGACATCCTTGTTTGCTGCATTACCATCTGTTAATGTATGCACCTTAAACAAATTATCGTTTGAACCACCAAGTGTTTGTGATTGTATCCAAGGTGTACTTGCAAAACTATATTTACCGTATGTACTACCAGTTAAGAATAGTGCATCGGAACTAGTTACTGCTGACATACTAACGGAAGCACCTGCCATTGTAATTGCTTCTGGGAAGATTCCGTAGATATATCCGTTCTTTGCGCCTGTTGGACCGTAGCCAAGATAATTTCCAATATAAGAAGCTGCGGATGTTGTTGTACTGAGTCCTGTTGTTGTTACATCCGTGACTGCTGATGAAGAAATGGTAAGTGAGAAATTACTTGCTGGCCCCGTTGCATTAATTGCTTCAATACTACTACCCGATACTGTTGGGTGGATAACTGCGTAAACAAATGAACCACTCGTACCGGTAGCTGTTAAAATTGCTGGTGTTGCTGTGGTTGGACTATATCCGTCCAATCCAAGAACACGAACAACTGTTGCTCGTCCTGATTCTCTGAGATAATTCTTAACAGTTAATCCCAAAAATGACTTTCCATCAGGTGTTCCAAATACGTTTTCAAACGCTTGTTGATTTTCAACAATCGTTGGAATAAAAGCTGGACCTTTTGGTGTTGGTCCGATAAATGCTCCAGCAATTTCACCAACGCCTTGTTCTAAGAAACTAAGGTCACGTTCTTGTGTGAAAACGCCAGGACTCACAATGCGTTCTGCCATACGGAATCTCCAATATTACTTATTGCTCAGGGGTAAATACACCAGTTTCTACATCCAAAGAACCCATTCCATATTTTTGTAAAAGAGTATCAATTAATTCTTTCTCTTTAACCAACAACTCTTTATATTTTGTTGTTTGTTCAGATAATTTTAGTTTCGTATTAGTTAAATCTTCCTCAATTAAATCATGCGTTAGTTTTAATTGACCCACGGAAGAAATAACATTAACAATCTCATCTCGCAAACCTTTAACAGACGTTAATTCTTCGTCTGTTAACTTCTGTACTTCACTCATATAACCTCCTTAAAGATATCTGTACTCGTATTATAAATATAGATTATTTTGTCCAAACCTTACTTTTAACCTTCTTCTATCTCTGAAAATGTAACGATTTTTTTGGTAGAGAATCGTTGTTGAGAAGTTTGCATAATTTGGTTGGTCTTGTTAACCATTCTTTCTGGTAACAGATATGCCGAAACAGACAAATTAAAACTGGTTCTCACTAATCTATCTTGTACATCTGGGAGTACCGTATCGGTTTTGTATTCGTCTATTCTAGTTCTAAATTTATATTGTCCTCTATCACCCCAATATTCATCATCTTCGAATGATATTTGTTCTATAAGACGATTCATTTGTTCCATATATTCCGTCCATACCATACACTCATACGTAAGGTCGAAATAGTCTGGTGTGATTGTCGTAACGTACTGTTTAACGGGCTTAATGCCGTTTACGGCCGCAAATCTATCGTAGGGGTTATATTTGTTCCATCCTGTTTCAAACTCACGTTCTAAGTACTTGTTTACGGGTGAATTGGTACTCAGATTCTTCTTCATACTAGTTCTACGAATCATAATAATTGGTAATTGTATTTTACCTTTATTATCTCGTAATATACCATCACGTTGAACACTTTTCCAACGTTCCGGATTACCGTAAATAATCGGAACTTTCACAGACTTGGAATCTTGTGTTAAAATAGGTTGTATTCGATTTGTTAAATACTTTATAAGAGTATCGTCAATAGTTAATAGTGTAACAGTAATCGGAGTATCACTATTTTCCGTTTTGGTATCGTATCCACGATTTTGTGTAGGTGATGGTACGATATTATCGGTTACTTTTTTTATCTTATCGGTTGATTTTCTGTTACTGTAATCAGCCATTATGTGTTAGCCTCCTCAATTTGGATATTACTACGACGAGTTAAGTGAGCGTTACACAAAATTGATGTTGTGTATTGTGGTTGACCCGCAACAAGTTGTGTATCATTGACATTATCAATTTCATAGTATGCTTCGTCATAAAAAATAATATCACCTGCTTCTGGGTAGGTTTTTACTTGTTCGAGTAATGCACGGACAAATCTAAATTCAACATTTTGTTCTACATCAACACCAAATCCATCTTTTGTATTACTAATATTTTTTGGATATCGTACAAGTGATTTCAATTCCACACCAGTGTATCTTGCCTTTTCTGTTGCTTCACCATACAAATTTACCGCAGTAGTTTCTAATGCAATCTTATATAAAATTACATCTACATCAACTACATCACTAACTAATTCACGATTGATGTGTTGAAAAAAATTAAAATCTTTCTGAGATACGAAACGTGGCATGTTATCCTATGTAGATAAGTGTTGGAACTTTCTGGTACATTTCTTGCATAAATTTAGCATTTTCTGCTTGTTTTTTCATTTGTGCTTGTAATCCAGTTTGTTCTAATGTTTCACGAAGTTCTTTTATCAATTGTTCTTTCATTTCCTTTGCTTCTCTGCGGAGAAGTTCACCATCCAATTTAATAATTGCGTCTGGGATAGGTATATTTTCGTATTTTGAACGAATCATACCCAATGTTTCTTTAGCCAATGCAAGTGTATAATCAAATATCCAAGTTTTTCCTATGGAATTTATTGTGGTATATGGTATATGATTATATGGAACATTGGAATAATCCGATGTCACATTACTTGCTGAATTATAAGTTTGATTCGCACCTTGCTTATCACCAACTACTATATAATCAAACCATACGGTAGCTTCTTTCTTAAATATTGGTGAGAATCTAATAACGTTATTGGAAACTTCAAATGAGTACTGACTTTTACGAATCATATCATTAATTTCAATCGCTTGAATACGAAGTAAATCTTCGTATGCGGGCATCATTACGAAGGTAACTGGTGGTGAATATCCATCGAATCCAAACTCTGCCATTAAGTTTGTTAAACCAAGACCCGTGGTTGCAAATGGGTCATAATATCGTGCAACCGCCGGTGGCATATAGTGGTAGATACGACGAATTTCTATTGCAGAACCACTTTCATGTACGTCAGCCCACAAAGTTTTTAAATCATATGATTGAGTATATGCCGATGCAGAGATGTATCCTTTCTTTACTTCTACATTACCACCAGATTGTGCTTCCGTACCGTATTGTGCAGATAGTTGAATAATTTGTGGTAATGGTGACCCTATTATATTTTTTTGTGTAATGTTATTAGTTGTAGACAATCCTTGTAATGTCAACATGTGTTCCCGAGCGTTAAATTGATTTACTTGGGATCCATATGTTATAATTGCATCTTCAAAACACGCATAGAATATTTTATCTGTCAATTCGACATCAACGACACTATATCCCAAACGACGAGAAATATATTCTGCTATTTTTGGTGCATCTGATTGAAACGCGGCTTCATCATCAAATATACCAAATGGAGTTATTCCACTTGGATTAACTGGACTGCCATCATATACAATCGGATCATCACTTAATATTGTCATAGTATTCTCATAGATAAAAGAACTCTAAACTATAAATAGTAGTTTACTTTATATAAAAAGAAAAAGGGGTGACCTTTCGGCCACCCCAGTTTCGTATACCCACCTCTTACATCTATTAGATTGTTGCCAATCCGTCGATGAAGATTTTGCCGAAGAATTCTGGACGTACGATCTTCTTCGCGTAGCGGGTCATTACGCCGCGACGTGGTGTGAAGTTGTTTGGATCGTAGACCAATGGGGTCATGATGAGTGGGATATATGGTGCGTAGACTGCACCAGTTTCGAGGAAGTTACTTCCACGGAAGCCCATCAACAATGTGTTTTCGGTCATGTATGGGTTCTTGTAGATTGTGTAACGGTTTTGGAATGAACCAACCTTGGTTACGCCACCTGCAAATTCCATCTTGTCACCGTCTGTTGCTGCCATAAAACCAGGGATGGTTTCGATGATTGTTGCAACTGTTGGTGAAACCACTGCGAAGTTAGCACCGCCACGCATTGTGAGTTGGTGGATACGGTTACTGACTTTTTGCATCTTCTGACCAAGTGTTTGGTACCAGGTCATGTTTGTCCAAGCTTGACCACTGAGTGTTGCACTTGGTACGAATGCTGTACCATTCCATACCTTACCGACTTCTGCGTGCCAGTATTCGGTTGTTGTTGCGTTGTTGATTAACATGTCAAGGATTTCGAGGTCGATTTCTGTTGAGATGTAATCACTTAACATTGCTGTTAATTCTGCTTCTGCGTCAACACTGTGGTATGCGTTCAAGTCTTGTGCAAGTTCTGGTGACCAGACTGCCTTCAACTTACGTGTCTTAGCAACGATTGTTTCTGAACGAAGTTCCAAATCAATTTGTGGAATGTTCAAGTTTGTTACTGAGTTGTCACGATCTTCGAAGTCACCACGAGTTGTTTCAGTTGGTTGCTTACTGTATTCAACTGCTGTGATTGTTGCTGCAGCTGCTGCTGAACCACTTACGATGAAGGTTACGTTTGTACCATCATACTTGGTGAATTCTGGGAGTAAGTCACCTGTTACGGTGTCTGTAATGCGGAATGAACGAACTGCGTTGAAATCTGCATTTGAGAAACTTACTGCTGGAACAACGAACTTGAAGAATGATGCAAATGATGAAGAATATGCATCGTTATAGTTTACATCACCGTATGAAGTTACAGATGATGATGCGATTGCTGGAGCAAGTGTTAATGTTGCATCATTTACTGAGTATGCATATTCACCAGCACCGTAGAAACCACCGCGTGGAAGAACACCTGAACCACTGGTTGTTCCATATACTGAACCACCTGCTGTCTTACCGTTGATTGTGTTTGCGTACTTGAAGTCCATGAAGAATACCAAACCTGCTGGTAAGTTCATTGGTTGGACTGATACGAAGTTCTTCGATGCGATTGAACCGAATACCTTACGTACTAATGGAAGTGCGACACCTGCCCAGTTTTCACCAGCTGTGCCCGAACCACCTGGGTTTGTGGTTGTTGCTTCTGAAAGAAGTTGTGTTGCTTGGTTTTCCAACATTACTGCCATGCCTTGCTTTTCGTGGCCAGTTAAGCCTTCGAGAAGGCCTGACTTTTCCCACTTGCCTGCCAATTGGCGGGTCTTTTCAACTACCACGCGGTGTGCTGAACCGGCTTCGTTGATAAATTCTGATACTGACATATGATTTATCTCCTAAAAGTTATAGAATGCCTGCGAGTTGTTGTAGACGTTTTGCTACTGTGTTTTCTTCTAAAATTTCTTTCTTTGGCGCGGTACTTGGGGTTGCCTTACTTGCTAACCCTTCCGTAACCACCTTACTTGATACGGTGCGACCCTTATTCATAGTCTTAGCTGCTACTGACATTGCTTCGACCAATGTTGTGTATACCATCTTAACTTCACGAACATTTACTGCACGATCAAATGATTCTAAGATTGTAACTTTTTGTTCGTTGGTCAAACCTTCCTTACGGAAGATTCTGTTGGTATATAAGAGTTTTGCGTTTAGAAGATTTACTTCTTGTAGCTTGCCTCGTAGGACATTTACAACCTTACGATATTCTGCGAGCTCATTGTGAAGCGCTGCCATTTCAGCTGCCATTTTTTCAGATGATTCTTTTTCTTTTTCATCTTCGGCTTCTAATTCACGGAGAATTGCTTCAATATCAAGTTCTTCTTCGCCTTCACCTTCTTCGTGACCCTTTTCCATATCCATTCCCATTTCCATTCTTGGTTCGGCTGGATTTACTGCTCTCTTGTGTGGATCAGATGCATCTGTTGCTGCTTCTGTTTTTCCAATATCTGATGAGTGTGCTGGAATAGTCTTGTCATGAACGTCTGCTGGTGATGCTGCTGGGAGTTTTTCTCCACCTTCTTCACCATCTGCCCAACTTTCATCCATTTCTTCCTCTTCCTCTTCTTCACCTTCATGCTTAGCTTCGTCGAGTTCTTCTTCTTTTTCCTCTTCTTCAGCTTCTGAAAGTGCCTTCACATCTGCTTCTAATTCCTTAATTACTTCGTCAAGGTCAAAGTCTGATTCTGACCAGTCATCGTACCAATCAGTACTACTATCAGCTTCTCCCTCACCTCCTTGATCAATTCCTGATGAATCCCAGGATGCTGCTGAAGGTTCTTTGTTGTCACCTGTGCCGATACCAGATGTATCTTCTGGACCGCCACCTGTTACGTGAGTTGCGTCTTGGAATGGTTCTTCCTTCGCCTTCTCTTCGGTTTCCATTGTTGCTTCAGCGCGAAGGCGCTTTGCTAACATGGACTTAATTTGGGGTGTGAATGTTTCTTCCAATGCAATCTTTGCATTTGCGATAGCTGTTTGACGTACAGCTTCTGCATCTGCAATTGCTTGCTTTAGAAGTTCGTTTGTGATTTCTGCCATATAATGCCTCTCAGTTTGTTTCAATAGTTATTCGAACTATTATACGGTTATTAATACAAATAGCTACACACCCCAAGAGAGGTGTAATCTATATAATATATAGTGTTATATTATCAAAAAACACTATTTTTTACCACTCGGAAGTTTTTCTTTTTTCCTGTTTCTTTTCTTCACGTATCTTACGACGAAGTGCTTCTTGTTGTTTTAGAATTTTTTTCTTTGACTTTTTAACATAAAATTCGCGGCGTTTTACTTCATTTACAATTTCCGCTTTTTTAACCATTTTTGAGAACTGTCGTAACGCTCTATCTAAGTCACCCAGTCCTTCTCCTTTTACTTCAACGTGCATACAACCTCCTTATTATCCAGCTAATGTACTTGAAAGTGATTGTCCATCTTCTTCATCCATCTTTTGTACTAACATCTTGTCCTTGTCGGTATCTGAGAACCAGTAGTCAATAATCTTGCCGTAACTACCGATAAATGCACCCAACATAAGAAGAAGAATTTCCTTCCATTCTTGATCTAATACAGACTTACTTTCAATGGCCATGGCAATACCAATGGCAATGAATAAAAATGTTGTTAATACGATAGCAGTAATGCCCCAACGACGGGACATAGTTTGGTTAAGTAATTGACTAAACTTACTTTCTTGATTAATTGTTTCTTGTTCCGTTGCCATAATCATCTCCGTTTATGAAACTAAAACATAAGTAGTTTATTTCATATTCTTAGCTACATAATTTATTGCTACTTTTCGTACGTTTGAATCTTGCGAATATCCCAATGCACTCTTGACCAAAATATCTCTGCCGGTTTGTGGATTCTTAATACGATGTTTTAATAAATCTTTTAGTCGTATTTGTTTCGTTGGTGTCTCACCAGTTTTCTTGGTATCCTTTTCTTGAGCTTGCTGTACTACCAATTTTGTTTGCGGATACTTTGTAAGTAGTGTTTTAACTGCCTTTACATTTTTGGGAGCATCATCTACGAATACAATTCTGTCAAATCCATCATTGATATGTTTTTCAATGTACCGTGCTTTTGCCATTGGATCAGAGTTACCCAAAGCAGCAATAGTAATACCAGAAGTAATTCCTTGTAATTTAAGAAATTTTGCAATAGGTTTGGTGTGACCACGAGCTGTGAGTACAACTATTTTATCAGCTTTCTTTTGGTCAACGACTTTCTTTAATAAGTCTGTATATTTTTTGATAGGACGAGGATTTTTTAATTGTTCAAACTCCGAAAAATCAAATGTATCACCATCTTGCTTTTCATATGCAGCGTATTCCGCTGGTGATATTGTTCTTCGTTTACCGTCCTTATCAATGACAATAACCCTAGCGTCAGTATGCACTAGGGTATCATCAAAGTCCGTAATATATGCCGTTTTTCCCACGATATTATCGGGTAACTAATTTATATGCAGTAGCCACCATCTTTTCTAATGGAAGTGCCAACATTTTCTTACGATTTTCTGGTGCCAACTTATGTAAAACTTTTGTAAGTAATGCGGCAGTGTATACGTCAACTAACGTACCATCTATCTCTGCTGGGTGTTTATCCTTGACAATACTCAAAATCTTACTTTGTTTTTCACTATAATTTTCATCAGTAGTGACCAGATGTGGATCATTTGATACTGTTGGTGTAGTATCGTTGGATGCCACTGGAAAGTCAGATACAGGAACTGCTCCTGCTACTTCATCCTTTTTCTTTGGTAATTTGGAAATTGGAGTTGATGCGTATTTTTTCACATCACTCTTAGACATTGTTTGTGCCAACTTTTGTGCAGTTGGACTAAAATCCGTTGCTTTTGCTCTTCCGGTTTGGATAGCATGAACGATACCAAATAATTTTTGTTGTGCTTTACTGACTGATGGCATCCTATTTCTCCGAATACATTTCAGGATACAAATATCTAAATTTACGTAGTAATGTACCTGCCATTGCGTTGGCTTCATTTTCAATTTCAGAACCGTCTGTACCGTCTAGTTCTTTTTGTTCTTCACGTTGTTTGTGATGAACCAATTCATGCGCAAGTGTTCGTAATGTGTCAACCATGTGTCTACCATTTTTGACAATTACAATTTCATCATTATCTGGTTGGTATGTACCAAATGTAAGATGTTGTTTGGAATAATCACTACCTACCATTTTAATTTTGGCAGGTAGTGATTTGAGTTGTAATTCCTTTGCTGTAAACTTTACAAACTCATTTACTATATTTTTGTTGTAAACTTCGTTTAGTAAAGTTTTTAATTGCATAAATTATTACTTACCTTTTTTCTTGGTAGTAATTTTTGCTGCCTTCTTAACCACTTTCTTTCCTGTTTGTTCAACAGCCTTAACTGCTGCGACAACATCCTTGATGTCAACCTTTCCATCGTTATTGACATCTGCGATATCTTTTGCAGCAGTTTCAACTTTCTTAGCTGCAACAAATAGTGGTTTCTTTTCCATCTCTGTCATATTTTTGTGGTTAATCCACCATGCGATAACCACAAGAACAACGACAACACTTAAAAATAGTAACATATAAACTCCTTATGAAGAATTATTTTAACTCACCTAGGAAATCGTAGATGAGAGTATCAATACGAGAATAAGGTGTAATGATTTGAGTTCCCTTATTTTCGTTGATGAACGCACCATGTGTAGATGGGTTACTTACGATGTCAAAACAAATAAGAGAAAAATCTTCACCAACTTCTACGGTGTTTTCTCCAATAGGTTTGACTGAACCCAATCCACGCGATGATACACCCAAACGAATATTATTCTTAATTAATTCACGAACAATATTACCGGACGGAGTAGATAAAATTTCAATATTACCCTTCACATCCGCGCCTTCGAACCAAAGGTCTGTGACGTTACAACAAACATTTTTTAGATTTACAACTGGGCTTTCTGGGTGGTCTAATTCACCCAGAGCTCGTCGTTGTGTAACGAAATTATTTTTATATACCATTGCTTCACGTGCCAAAATATCCTTTGGATAAATTCGACCATTTTGATTTTTATGATCTGCACGTTGTAGTACCACATCTTTCAAAACCAATGGTTTTGAAATGTCGGAAGCTTCGGTTAATAATTTACTGTCATAAGAAATGACGTTATATTCTACTAGTAGTGATTGCATCTTATTGTCCTCTAATTTCACGAATTCGAGTAGCGATACCAAGGAGTTTTGCTTCCAACTTTAATAATCCTTGTTGGGTACGTTTCCACAGTTGTTCACTTGTAATTCCCGATTCGTTTTTTAAACGAGCGTTCATTCTAATAACTCGTTCAACTTCATTTAAATTTTTATTTAACTGAGATATTGCGTCAGCAATTTTCTTGTGTGGTGACTTTGTATCATCATTTCTATATTGATAATATTTGTTCTCTGCTAATTCGCGTGTCACCACTTCCATCTTATCTGCTGGACGGTTTGCATCTTTTTCACCCTTGGGTGTGAGTTTATATCCAGTTTGATTTGCTAGATGCTTTGCTCTATCTACATTTGTCTTTTTATTACCACGAAATGCCATAGGAGTTAGATAACCAGCAACCATGCCAGTTGTTGACATTTCATCCAATTCTTTCTTAATCAGTTCACGGATAGTTTGACGAAGCGCTTCTTTTTTGTCCATAATTAACTCTTCAAATTGTCTAACGTTTTGGTAATTTCCAAAGCGATAAGTAACGCTGTCATATGATTTTCTTTAATGACTTGTGTAGTCTTAATTTTTTCCAGCTGACTAACTACTTCTGACAACTTAATTTTTACAATTTTGTCTTGTACGTAATTAAGTTTAGACTTGATTTCCGTTATTAATACGTTACATTCACTAACTGCACACTTACGAAGTGTTGCACTGTTAGACACATTATTAATGTATTCACGAAGAAGATTTTTCTGACGGTCATTCAATCCTTGATATTTTTCGTTGAATTTTTCCATCAAAATTTTGTATGACAACAGACGTAAATCTTCTTCTTGTCCCTTGACGGTTTCGAATAACGCTGTGTCGTTTTTAATTTCTTTGTTGGTAATCGTACCACTTAAATGTTCTACTATGGTAAACTTTGCTTCTACCATTCCTTCGATTTCATTGAAATCTTTAAGTTCGTTGATAACCCCATCAAAAACTTTATACACGGATGCGTAAACTTTGTATGACGGAACACGGGCACCCAAAAATTCTTTTAAGTCATAATTATTTTTTATTTCTTTAATTAACTTATATTTTTGAGTGTTAAGTGCTATCTCATTAAGTTTCTTACGTTGATTAATAATAAGATTTAATAATTCGAATGCCTTTGCTTCACTTAAATGCGAAGCATTGAAAAATGATCTATACAGAATTAATTCTTTACCTAGTTCTGTTTTAGAGTTGAAGTACTCCTTCATTAGCTTAACTGCAACATCGCTGTTACGGTTCTCTAATGCATCGGAGGTGATTTTACGGACTAATAATTCAAAGAGAATGCCCGTATTCCGTATTTTATTGTGCTTGACGTTAGATTTCATACACATCCCGTTTTGGTGACATTATACCGTCATATATTAAATATAACGAATATTTATAAGACTTTAATTTTCTAGGTCCAAAATGTTACTTTCGTCCAACAATGTTTGTGAAGATAAGGTAGATTCCATAATAATTTTTTTAGAATTTGCCTTATTCAAGAATGCTTGTACTTCCAAAGATAGTGGTGATTTACGTTTGTCGTTTCTCTGCTTACCCACTTTAAAAACTTTTTTATTTTCTTTGTGTCCTAGTGGATCACGACCTCGTGGGTGACTATCTTGACCAAATTTCATTCCTTCTCGTGGACGACCCATCTTAGCTTCTTCTAATTCTTCCTCTGGAATTTCCAGTTCACTTTCTTCACTTGGTTCTTCAAGAGAGGATAAAATGGTATTAACATCATCTATTTGTTGATCTTGTTCCGGAGCTGCCTGACTGTCTGGTTCTCCTGCGGGAAGTTCCTCTGGTGGTGCTTCCGTTGGCTGACCTGCCTGTTGCTCAATTCCAGTCAACTCCGACATACGTTTGACATCTTCTATAATCTTTTTACGTTCCGTAATAATTTCATCTTCTGATAATTCTAGGATGTTGTGGTAAACCCAATCTTGGGATAACATCTTAGATTCCATAATTTGTGTAGCAACACCTACCTTTTCCTTCCACAAATTTAATTTTTCTTGTTCGTAGATGACCGATGGATTGGTTAATGATAGTTCAAAATCAACTAAATCTTCATCTGTAAATCCTTGAACGTATAGATGGATAATCGCAATCTTAGTTAATTCCGATACCATGATTCTCTGGATACGTTCGATTGTACGAGCAAATCGTACATCTTGCGCAGCCAACGTAGCTTTTCCACTAATATCTTCATCATATCCTATAAATGATTTGGGGACTTTAAATGCTGCCAAAAGTTTTCTACGGAGATATTCAATATCTTCAATTGCATTGAATTGTAACCCAGGAAGATTCTGAATGTCAGTACCACTATCTTTTCCACGGGTTGGTAAGAAGAAATCTTCTGTGATATTTTGCATATTATATCGAAGATTATAATCACCCGTTTGTGGATCAACTAATGGTGTCTTTTTCATACGGTCAATAATACGACTCATAAACGTATCAATTTCGGCAGGTGGTATATTACCAATATCTACTAAAATCTTACGTTTATCTGGTGCTCTCATAATACGATGAATTAACATCGCATCTTCCATCAATTGAAGTTGCTTCCACACACGACGACCACCTTCAATCATACTTTTTCCATATGGAAGGAAGTTGGTGTCTGCTAATAATCGGAAGTGGGCAATTTCGTAATTATCAAATTCTGTTTTACCCAGTGCCAAGAAATCGTTTTCAATCTTGAATTTTACAGAGAATGGATTGCCTGGGTCTTGTCCTTCAATACGGATGGTTTCATATACAGATAACGGCAATACGTTGACAACACCATATTCCGGGTCAATGTCGAGATATAAGAAGAAATCTCCATACTTACACATATTTCTGACCCACGGCCAGAGATTAAATTCTACGTTGAGAATGTCGTAAAATAAATTGTGAAGAATTTCTTGTATTTGAGTGTTTTTTGAATGGATACTGATTATTTGATTGAATTCGTCTTTAACAGTACTTTCGTCTGCATAGATATCCATAACCGATGCGATAATAGGGTCATTATCCATCATGTCGTAGTCACGGAATAATTGTAACCGTGAACCTTGGAACGCCGCGGCTGCTTCATATCGTCCGTGGGCAGAACCATATCCACCCGTCATTGACGAATAGACGCGATGGTATCTATCAATACCGCGTCTATTGATAAATGCTTGAATATTATCGGTGTCTGCGATTCTTAACTTTTTTCCACCAACATTACGAACTATCGTGTTAGAAGAAAAAAGTTTCTTTAATCTGCCAAATATGCCGTTGTCAGCCATAACCCCTCAACTGTTAGTAGATATATAATTCGTCTAATGCAATAACCGTTAGACGAACTGCTTCCGTATCTAATCCCGTAGTTGGTTTTTGCAATAGACTGTTTAATTTTTCGTGTAATGCACGTGCTGGTATTACTACATCTACGAGTTCTTTCATATGCCATGCGGACATTGTATTATAATTGTATGGCATTTCATTGACCGCAGTAATACCTTCCATTAACTTTGCTACCAATTCGGTAATTTCATTCTGCTGCGACTCTTTTAAAGAGGGCATTAATTTTTCAAGTAGGGCAACTAATCGTGTAGAATTAATACGATTTTCCTTACCTGCTTCTGTTACTAAGTGTGTTAACTTAATCATGCTTCTTCTCCTTATCTAATGCTCTTCGCATTTTCTTAACATCTTTTGGTTTCGGTGCGCCTCGAATGACACCACCAGGTCCAACTAATCCCATTGCGGGTGCCGCTGCCGCTGGTGCTGCTCCTGCCATTTGTTCCGAAACCTTTTTCTCTACGTTCTTTAATAATAGAGAATAATACTTTGGATTTTCTTTCAAATGTGCTGCTGCAATTTTTGCAGTCTTAACCACGTTTCCGTGGGTCACATCTTGATGTTCCAATTCAGTATTCATTCCCAAAAAGAATTCTGTTGGGTTAAACTTATAACCCATTTTATCTAACATCTTGTCGGATTGTTTCCGTGAAATTTTCTTTTTCATATGTTACCAAGTACGACATGCCCAGTAACGAGCTTTCGTTCTTGGACCTGGGTTATCACAGTTGTGTCTAGCACGGAATGCTTTACGGCGAGAAGGAATGTTCTTTTTAATTTTCATTGTCTTTTCACCACGGCGTTTTGCCGAAGTTCCACCGTGACCAAAGCTAACTTTCTTAATATTTCCACTCTTTGGGTCACGAACATATACCTTGAACTTCTTGACATCCCCTCTCATAATCTTACCAAGAGGAACTTTACGTCCTTGGTATTCTGCTTCACCAAGTTGATTTTCGTGTAGTCCTTCAAGAACTTCTATTAAACACTCATTACAGAACTCGCCTTCATGTAATTCATCAACTGCTTCCGAACCAAATTGGTTACGTTCGTGGTCTTGGTCTGGTTTGAAGTCACTATCCGAAGTAACATCACTTTCTGGACGATGATATAATTCTTTAACTGGAACACAGTTTGGAACCATTTTACCGTTTAGTTCCTTCATTCCAACTTGCTTATATCCGTCCCAGCAGGATTCACATAGAATATCAGTCAATCTAATCATAGTTGCTCTCAATGTCAAGAGTTTTATTTCTTTTTAAAAGTAGAAACCATAGTTGGTTTTCCACCTGGATTTCCTGCTTTTCTCTTTCTTGTTACAGCTGAACGTTTTTCACCTTTACTCATTGCTGCTGCGGAACGAGCAGGTCTACATTTTGGATATTTAGCCGACCCACCTTTACGCTCTTTTTTACCAGCGGAAGCACCACACGGTGGATGCTTTCCAGTTTTCGGGTCTTTTCTGGAAATATCCACCCATTTTTGCTTCAACCACTTACCCAATTCACCTTTTGGTTTATACTTCTCATCCAAAATATCTTCGGTAAGTTCAACTAAAATATCTTGTAATTTCATTACTTTAAGAACTTCAACTTATAAATTGTGGAATTCACCAATCCAGAAATTTCATCTACGATATTATTGAGGTCACCATCTTGTGGCAATCCCTTGCGAACACTATCAATATAGGTTGATAATCCAGTAAAATACTTTACTATTTCATCACCTTCGAAGTATTGCTTTTGTGGAGTATATCCACGAATAATACCATAACGACCTTGGCAGGTTTCTGCGTACTTATCTACCAAATCTACGATATCATCATAGTATTCATTCAATGCCTTGTGAGCGGCATATGATGAAGTTTGTAAGTGGAAGATGTGTGCTTGGTCACGACTATTGAATAGTGTGGACAAAAACTTTGCTACGGTTCCCATTACATTGCTCCAGCGTCAGAGGCTGGTTGCTCCTTTTGTCCGTATTCGTGATAACTTGTATTTGCTTGGTCCAAGTTATTTTCTGCCACTGCGATATGGTCTTGAATCCATGCTGGAATGTCCTTTTCGTCCATTCCAAGCTTACCCTTTAATTCGGTTGCGTGACGGATGATGGAGTCAAGAGTTTTAGTTGCCATTGAAACTTCGTGATCTTCACCTTCAGCACCTTCCTTCTTCATTGCCTTGCCGATTGCGTCACGACGAGCTTGTAAATACTTGTCGGAAGAGTCTTTATCTCCATCGTTATCAATGTCACCATCTTCTTTACCAACTGGATCCATTGCTTCCAGTTGTGCGATTAATTCATCAAGTTTTGCAGATTGTTCTTCGGAGAGTTCAGTTTCTTCCTTGAGCTTCTTCAAGGTCATAGCTAAACGAGCACGTTGGCCTAGCTTACCACCCTTTTCGGCAGCAGCCTTTAACTTACCGGCTGGGATTGGTTCATCTGCCGATACACCAAGTTGTTTCTTTAATGCACCTGGTTTCTTGATTGCTTGTTGAATCCACTTTTCTTCTTCGTTCATCGAACCAACTGGTTTGTTACCAATTGCTTTAATACCAGGTACTAATCCCATTAATTTAATCATCGTGCTTCTCCAAATGTTATAGGGAGGTTTGTCCCTTCTTTTTTGCTATTAAATACCGCTTATATAAATCTCTTTTTGCTTTCATCAACTTATCTGTTAAATCTACCTTTCCATCATTGTTGATGTCTGCGTCCTCTTGACCCATTGGATCACGACGAACGTGTGGATAATGTACTTCTTTCTTACCACTTCTCCATCCACCACCCATACTCTTGTACTTTTTTGCTGCCCATAAGTTAGCGTATGCTGATGGATAGACTTTAAACTTACGTTTTGCAGCTGCCTTGGCTGCAGCCCACTTTGATGGATTGGTTGGAATTGACTTTTCTAATAATGCGGAAAGTTCTTCCATTTTTTGTAGTCGTGGGTCTGCAAAGTCACTTTCAGTTTCTTTATATCCACCCCACGGATAACCTTCATCTTGTTTGCAATCACAACCTTCGGTTTGCAAACAACCACAATCCTCAAAGATATATGAATAGTAATCCTTGTAATTCATTGTTATTTTGCCTTCTTTTTCTTTTTGGAATCTATTGCTCTGTTGGTAGCTGTTGCATATAGGTATGACTTCCAATCGTCACCAAATTTATCTTTGAAATAACGAACCGAACGTTTGTTTTTTAGTAATTTCTTACCAATCTTATCACGACCTTGAACTTGTCCCTTGGTCATCTTTCGTGGTGGTTCACGACTTGCAACCGTACGTTCGTCGAGTTCCTCTTCTTCTGGCTTTTGCATTTCTTGAAGAACTGCTGCCAATTCTTCACGGATGATTTCTAAAATTTCATCTTTGGTCATATCTTATACCGGTTTAGATTTGGTTACACCACCACGTTTGCGTTTTTTACGTCCTGCGCAATGTGCTTTTTGACTGAAACCTTTGGGGTTACTACAATTTATGGACTTTTTATACTTCTTTGTCCATTTTTCAGTTAGTAAAATATCAACTAGTTTAATCATAGTTAAATCCAATAAAAACACTACATTATAAATAGTGTATTATCCTAGTAACCACGATATATTTTCCTTCTTACCACCAATTTCCATTTCATATGGATTGTGTGTAACATGCTTATTTGTGTACACCATACCTTCTACACTATACCTTGTCTTGTCCAATGTTAACTTCGTCAGTTCTATACCCTCCTGGCGCAACCTGAGGGCGGTGTCCCGTACCCATAGACCTATACACAATGCCATCGTCAAGTCATCGTTATAACCAGATAATGCTTCTGGTCTACCGTTCTTCCAAATAAAAGTATCTAATTCGGCGCACATACGAGATGACCGAATAGTAAAACTATTTTCTAACATATATTCTTTTAATCGTGCGATAACCAACGGACGAGTTCTTTGCGAGGTGGTGAACCCAGGTACCATATTTCGTTCTTCACGATAATACTTTCCGGTCATTTGATGCTCGACATCCACATATTGTAAATCTTTGGACATATAAAAGAGATTTTTATATCCTCGGTCTATAACTTGTTGTATTGCGTTCCATCCTATACTACTATTTTCTGGGATGAGTAGTGCATCATTGTATTCTGTTGCGATGGACACCAACATATTACCAAACTGTTTGGTTTCTACCTTTCCTTTATATTCTGCCACTTGGGTTGACGTTTCTACATCAATCACATGAAATGCGGAATAGTCCTCACCATCTCCACGAGATACGTCAGCCGAAACAATATAGGATTTCCCGGATTGTGGGTACTCCCATATCCATAAGTTTCCATCAAACCCACCCTTACTAATAGGTTCTTTCACAAACGTGGATTTGTAGAATTCAATAATTTCTGGTGGGACAACTGTATTACCTGAGAATATAAACGAGGCATCATGTTCTTGTGCTGCCTGCATTTCACCAAGAATTTCTGTTTGACGGTCACGCCATGCCTGGTCACGTTCTGGATGTACTTGCCAATCCAACAAGATTGGATTAAATTCGTTTGCTTGACTTTCTGCTTGTTGCCACATCTTGTGGAAGAAGTTACCCACACCGTTTGGAGTGGAAATAAGAATAGCTTTTCCACCCGTGGATAACGTACTTGATGCTGCCGTCCAGATAATGTCGGCGTTATCAATAAATGCACACTCGTCAAGAATCAATAGAGACAATGCTTCGGAACGTCCAGCGTCTTTACTACTTGCCACAGCTTTAATCTGTGACCCGTTGGTAAATTGTAATGACAGTTTATTATCTGTTAATATTTCACCACGTAACCACACAGGAAGGTTTTGATGCATAAAACGAACTTTGGTTACTAAGTTTTTTGCAGTTTCTTGCTTGGTTGCGATAACAAGAATATTCTTGTCTTTGTGAAACAACATCAACCACAACGCATACCCCGCAACTAATGTAGAGAAACCTAACTGACGCCCTTTAAGTACAATGTTATATCGGTTTTCTTCAAACTCTCCCATCGCCTTTGCTTGGTATGGATATAAGTCAAACAACACCCGACCACGAATCGGGTGTTGAATATACGAATATTTAGATAAAAAGTACTCAGGCTGGAGTGCGCACTTTTTATATTCTTCTTTAATACGTTCACGTAACTGTTGTGCTGTTGTATTCATAATACCTCTTATTTGACTACAAGGACTCCCGATACTACACCGACTCCGATACCAACCAAAAATGACATTTTACGACTTGGTAACTTGATACCAAACATACGGTTGGGATTTTTTGGTGCTTGTGGGATATTAATAACTACTTTTTGTAAACTATCCCGTGATGTTGTAAGTAATAAAATAGCGTTATCTTTGTTTTTTAATGCTCGTTCCAACTCAGATACTTGCGATGCTTGGGTTTCAATTGTAATTTCTTGTTGTGCAATAATAGAATCTTTCACTGGTAGTATTGCTCGTGCCAATTCCAGTGTGTCTGTTATTGTTTTCGACATTGTTGCCGCTACAGTTTTTAAATTAGTAGTGGATGTTCGAAGTTCAACAACTTGTGACCCCAGAACTTTTGCACGTGACTCCGCCGCACGAGCTTCATTTTCTTCTATTGTAATTTGTGTTTTTAAACTATCTGCAAAATGTATAGCAGAATCAGCTTGTGCTTGAAACTTTTTATATTCCGCTATATACTTGTCCATTTCATCTTGCTTAGCAGATGTTGTAACACAATACGATAATGATGCAATTACCGATATTATTACGATAGACTTAGTTGTTTTCAGTATATGCGGGATCACCAAATTTACCCGTTTCATCGAATTCTCCGGCTTCGACCTTTATTAAATGGTCTTTGAGTTTTTGTATTTCTTCTTCTAAATCTCTTCGAACAGTAGTTAAATCAACATTCCATTTTTCAATCATCAAAATCTTTTCTTGGTCTGCATGAATAAATTCTGGTTGTGATAGATTTTCGTGGTAATTTTGAAGTTCTTGTATTCTATCTTTTACCCAGGCAATATGATTTTGTTTACCTTTTTCTACAATTGTTTCTACCCATTTACCCTGACGTTTTAATTCCATCTCTTCTCTTTCTATACAATTATAACAAACACCACGTTTTTTATAAGCTTTTAGATGAACACCATTCAAGGGAGTGTCGCACTTTGGACACCACCACGGCGTTTTAAAACCATCCAGTTTAGTGACCGATTGGATTAATCCATTTTTCCTAGTCCACTTTGTACCATTTACATCCACCCACACTTCACCTTCTTTTCGTTCAACTTGTTTCGGTGTCCAACCAAACGTAAGTTTTTGTTCCTGCTTGTTCATTACTTCACCAATTTTTCTTCTTACGTTCTTCATTGCATCTTCATTTGTTGCCATAGTAACCTCTCAGTTTGATATTGCTTTTTTAACTATACTCATTGCTGCGGTATATACTGGTTCTTTTTTATCGTATTTTAACGCGGTTCCTACAAATATATCTCTATCCGTTTTTGGATTTCTAACTTTCTGTTTTAATACCTTTGCCAAAGTTTGACGTTTTGCCGGTGGTACGTTTGATACCATATCTTTGGGTGATTTTGTCGGTGTAACTTTTGGCTTTTGTTTCATTTTTGGAGCAGTTACATCTTTACCATGTGTCTGCGTCAACTTCAAAGCTTCCTCTGAATCTGTTGTTACTTTAACAATTTTATCAAAGATTTTTTTGTCAAATTTACCGTATACTTTGGTAAATATTTCTTGCTTTGCTCTATCTGTTATGTTTGGATTTCCCATAACAGACCGAAGTTGTGTACCACTAATATTTTTACCATCAATTTGTAGTTGCATCTCAGGAGCAACTATAAAGTATCCTTGATCTGCGTATCCTTTGAGGTCTTTTTCTGGTACTTCTTCGTATGGTTTGAAATATTTTCCTCCCAACCGGTCAGCATCTTTTTGACTGACTGCTGTAACGTACACCGCGTCTGGTGGTAATTTACTTAATACTTCCGATGGTGCGTATGGATTTTTAACTTGTATTACGTTATCGTCTGGTATTCCAAACATACGAGTCATAATTTCTTTTTTGTCTTTGAACCCGAACGGTGATTTGGTTGCATCGGTTTTATCGCTCGATGCGATATATACATTATCTTTACCAAATTTCTTTACCATTGCTTGATAGATACTATAATGTCCAGCATGAAATGGTTGAAATCTTCCGGTAAATATAGCAGCAATTTTACGTTCCCCAACAGGTGTGGGTTCTGTCTTTTGCGCTTCCGGTTCTTTCTTTGGTTCTTCTACTGGTGCTTCTTCGGCTTTACCCTTCGCAAACTTCAAAGTTCCTAAAATTTGATTTACTGGTGCGAATGTACCTGTAAATTTATATGGTTTGCCGTTATATATAAACACCAATCCTTCTGATGGTACGACATTATCAATACCAATATCGTCCAATCGTTCAATTTGTGTTTGTAGTTTTGCAAGTTTATTTATATCGTCTGTATCTTGTAGAGACTTAATAGTATCTAATAATTCTTTCTTCAACGATGCAGTTAATTCTGGATTGTTTGCCGATAACGTATTGGTAACACGACGAAGTGTATCAGCTCCTACTTTCAGAAAAATACTTTCTAATGGGCGTGTAACAGCTCGTTCCGAATTCGTTAATTCAGTTGCTTCAAATTGCCTAAACCATTTTTTGGTTTCTGGATCTTCAAAGTCCTTAACTCCAATAGCTTTCTTGTCTCCCGTTGCCCATCGTTTAACCAATCCATTAAATTGTTCTTCCGATAATTCCAATCCTTGTGTTTCTACTTGTCTGGTAAGTTCTCTTTCCCACCATGCTATTTTATAATCTTCCAAGGTATTTTTATCGTCAAGATCAAATTCTTGTTGTAGTCGTGTCAATGCTGCACCATACTCTTGCATTTTTTCTTTATTACGAGCAGTATCTGCGTCGCTAAATGCAATACTACGTGGTCCAGATATACCAAACGTTTTTTGTTGCTGTGCGTTTACTTTTGTAATTTGATCAGAAAGTTTTTTACTATCCTCTATATCACGACCAATTTCGTTTCCTTCTTCGTCGTATTTAACAGTTCCATGAAATACCAAAACACTCTTGTCGTATGGTATAACGTTCTTTGTGTCTGGAAATATTATCTCAACGTTCATAAATTTTGAACCGTCAGCAAACATCTGATCACGTTCTTCTTGTGGTAAAGCTTGAATAGCTTTAGTGATATCATCCGCAGCACCACCAAAAGCTTTTTCAACGTTACCTCGTCCGGCAAACATCTGTCGTAAATCTGCCGCAGGTAGTGCGTTTTTTGCTTTATTTTTTACTTGGCCTTTATTACGAGCAAAAACAACTTGACCATCTCTAACAGAAAACATGATATTTTGTCCATCAAGTTTTTCTGTGACAGGTGCTTCCGCATCTAACCCACCTACCAATCCACGTTTAATCATTTCTTTTACATCAGAAAACTTTAATGTATCATCTTCATACGGATGTGCTAAATGTCCTGCCGCACCACCCTCAGATATTAATTGCCATGGACCATTAGGAACATTACCTTCATATAGTTCAGAAAGATAAACATATTCTAAGCCTTCATTCTTTTTATCTCGTCCGTGGTCTTTACGAGCAAGTTTCCAGTTACCATTTTTTGCACCATTGGGATGATGTACATCATGGTTTTTCATTTTTGATTTGCCGTACTTCTTAACTGCCTTTTTGCGGTCACGGTTACGGGCAACACGGTCATCCTGAGTCTTTTTAAGGTAGTTACGAACTTTTTCGGGATGACGGCGATTGTATCTCCGCATTCGTTCCGTGCTTGATAGTGCTTCATTATTGATGAATTCATCATCATGCTCCGGTCCAATAGAGTAAGGGTATGCAAATGCATTATCTTTATTTTGTGGTTTAATTTCATCCACTCCACCTTCACCTGCACCTGTCTCTCCACCAGTATCACCGCTGTCTGTTGGTGGTGTTGTTGGTTCTTCTGCTGGTTGTTCACCAGTTTTTATTACACGAGGATATAATGGATAGAAAAATCCATAATTTTTTATTTTTTCTTTTGCTTTTTTACGCTTCTTCTTCATCTCATCCATTGAATCTGTGTGATTAATGGTTAGTTCACCAACAAGTTCTGGTGCCAACTTCGCAACCAAAAAATTATGTTGGTCAACATATTCATTTTCATTCAATATATTTTCAAATAAATTATTTATTGGATTACTCATAGTTGTGAACCTGAGAAGAAGGTAGGTGTTGAAATTATATCCAGATTTAGTGCATTGTTGTTCAAATCAAACAACTCTGTTTTGAATACCAAACTAGATGTAATCTGTGAATTGTTTGGGATTGTAATTGTAACTTCGTCTGGACTAAATGCATATTCTTCTGCAACTTTCAAAGAAACATTTGCAAATTGCCAAAATCCGTTCGATACTACAAATCGTAACCCAGCACTACCACTCTGTGTAATTCTAAAATTAAATGTCTTTTGTGGAAAATATGCTACCTTTTCCGTGGTTGAGATAGAACCTATCTTTTGTCCAAGTTTATCTCTACCAATTACCGCCGATCCTGTTAAATAAATATCTACATTGTAGTTACTTGCTGTAAAAGCGGCGGATTGTGAAGTGGTATATACGAAACTGTCTAGTTTCAAGGTATATTCGGATGTTGGGAACAATCCAAATTCTTGTCGTGTACCGATGAAATAACTACTTGCCGTAGTCAACGCATAGACAGCATCCAGCATATGACTGTCATCACGGGGTAAAGTAAATTGGTACGACGAAGATACCGCGTCATCGTAATAGGACGGATCAGGGATTGCTGATCCTGTCATCCGATATCCATACCAACTAGAAGATATTATTTGATTAGTACTGAATACCCCAATCGGTTGTTCTCTGTTTGCCAGTCCTGTTGAACTTGTTATTAGTAATTCACCAACAACCGTTGGCGTATCAGCAATAAATTCAAAGTCGGTTACTATTGCAGCTTCTCTGTTTGATGCCTTAATTCTAAATATTTGTCCGCTAACTGTATCTAGATTAATTAATCGTAACTTTGCAAATGAACGTATATTTGTTGGTAATATTCTAACACTTTCACTTACATAGTAATAGTTTATAGATCCTGTTATAGATGATGCCGTACGGACATATGTAGTATTTGATGCGGTGTATAAACTTTCACCCAATTCGTACTGCCCATTATATAATGTAGGTATACTTAGAATATTTCCATCAGTTGAACTTGTAATGTTTATATCAGTAAATGATTTAGATGCATTTAAATGACTGAGTGGTAAGTTCAACGATGCCGTGTGATTTTCCAACACTGTGTACGATTCCGTAGTTGCCGGTATTGTACCCAAATATTTTCTTTTCTGTAATGTAACACTTCCTGTGATTTTTGGAGTTAGATGAAATGATCTAAATTGAAACGTGTTACAATCATTTACAACTATGTATCCCCGTTGCTTGTTGAGTACACTCTTAGGTTTTAATACTATATTAGAAACTGCTTGATTAATTATTGACTGACTCAACAACGAACCCGTTAATAACAATTCGTTTGTTATTATCTGCGGTTGTACTTTTAATCGAATTGGCGTTATGTTTTGGTTTTTTGGTTCTATGATAATTTTCTTCTGCCAACTTACATTTGAACGACCTTTCCAATCACTTGGTATTGGATTTCCGTTTGCCAATTGTCTAGCGGTTCCCACAATAGTAAGAATTGCTGCACCACGAGCTGAGTTTTCATAAACTTCGACAACTATAACTCTAGCTCCACCTTCTGCAAAGTTTTTGATAGCTTCCACATACATACTTTTTCCATTGACATCAAGTAGTTCAATAAAAATGTTTGTATTTGGTTCTAACAATCCCGTTCCTGTTATAAGGAATGCGTTACGTCCACCAGTAAAATAACTATTTAATTGTTTTATATTAAAATATACAGATTCCTGTGCGGTATCCTTCACCAACACAGGAATCTTGTCTAAATTTTGTTTAAATAATTCTTTTCTAGTTCTTGGCATAGTCTCTCAACGTGAATACTACTCAATATAAATAGTTATCACGATTGGATATAGGAGAATCCGTCCTCTCTTTTTATCTCAATTAAATTGTCCACCATATCTCTAGCCGCATCCAAATGACTGATGACAATAAGGAAATCGAATTGAGTTTTGAGAATACCGAACATCGTATGCATTGAACTTAAATTTTCCGCATCAAGAGTACCCAATCCTTCATCAATAATCATAAAGTTAGACTTTGGTAAGTTTGAAGCGTTCATCAATGCCACACGGATAGCCAAACTACTGATGAACCGTTCCATACCCGACGAGTTTTCCAACGGCCAGATACGGTCATAATCGTAGTTTAATTTACCCACGATGTTTTTTCCATCCACTTCGAGAGAAATAGTAAAGTCCACTATTTGTGACAGAATATTGTTAATTTCTGCCTCAATATTTGGTATAGCTTTACTCATCAAGTCGTACGGAATACCATCACGACCAACAGCTTCCATATAATACTTATATGCTTCGTAAGTATTCTCCAACTCTTCGGCTTCCTTAATCTGGTTCATAATATCGGTCTTGGTGGCTTCCAGTACCTTGACCTCACCGTGAAGTTCACGGATAACCTTTTCCATATGGTCAGCCTTCTTCTTTGCCGATGCAATATCGTGTTCGACAAAAGAGATTTGCTTATCAATATCTACATTATGTTCGATATTTTCTTTGTTCAACCGATGAAGTTCAATATCATTTTCTATTTGTTCCCGCTTACGGTCACACTTTTCGATGTTGGTAATCAACTTCTGGATTTCCAGTTCAACTCCACTTGCATTCTTTTGAAGCTGTTGGACTTCGGTTTGTAACTTTTCATAACTTACACAAAGATTGACCTTCTCGACCAACGGTTCCATCTGCTCCTTAATTGTGGTAAGGGCATCTTCTTGGTCAAATCGGAGTCTATCCAACTGTACCAGTTCTGCGTTTACTTGGTCCTTATCAGCGATAACTGACTTATTGTTTTCTACACACACCAAACAGTCTGAATTGTACTTGTACCCAGATAACTTCTGCTGGAACTTCTCCTTCTCAGTAATCTTGGAAACGGTAAGTTTCAATGCAGATGACCCCTTGTTAAATAATCCAGTTAATCTCTCGTATTCACTTACCGCCTGCTTTAGTTCTGGAATATTTGCCTCTACCACCCGATGTGTCTTTTCAGTGATGTTCTGGTTGAGCAGTTTTAGTCGTTCCTCTGCTTCCGTTTTTTGTTGTTCGTAGGTTGCAGACAATTCTATGGTCTTGTCTTTGTTTGATAAGAGTGTATCAATGTCTAGTTCAATATTTGGAACAGGACGTTTCTTATCTTGGAATTCCTTTAATTTTTCATAAAAAGTTTCTTGTTCTTGTTTGAGCCTTGTAAATATACCTTCAATCCGTTCATGCTCCTCACGAGTCGTATCCAACTTGGTCTGAGTATCCGATAAAGTTTGGGTAAAATCTATCTTCTTAAACTTACGAAGTGCCCCAGAAATTTCCTTCATCTCATCATTTGCTGTGTCACATAACTTATCAAAGATACTTAATCCCATAAACTGAATGAGAAGGTCTTTACGTTCAGAATGTGACTTATCAATAAACAATGCGTTACTAGTTTGACCACTTAATGCAGTCAAGACGAAATCTTCATAACTACCAACATAATTACGAATGTTGGCATTAGTATCACGACGGTCCTCACCATTGAGTGAAGTATGTGTTCCGTCCTCGTTTTCCTTCCAGAACAAGACATCTACCTTGACATCACCATTCTTCTTACGAGTTCCAGTTCTACGGATGTAGAATATTTCATCGTTGATTTCAAACTTTAATTGACAGGTGAATTCGTTTTTACGGTTGTTCATGATGTGGTCACCACGGAACGCACGTGGTGTCTTGTCGTAAAGACAGAAGATGAGTGCATCCATTGAAGAACTCTTTCCCGTTGCGTTCTGAGCAAACACTCCGTATATTCCCTTCATCTTCCCAAAGTTAATCACATTGTCCTCACCATAGGAGAACATATTAGAAAACTTTAATTGAATAGGACGCCAATGTACATTTCTAGAATGATCATCGTGACTAATTTGTGCATTGAGATTTTTATTAACATCCAAAATTTTTGTCATCAATGGACGGTCAATTGTATTATCATACTGACGTTCCAACCAATCTTGAATGAGTTGGTTCTGTATGTTTAGATTGTTTACATCAACAATATCTGATCCACTCTTAATTTTGTCACGATTGGTATTATCGGTTCTGGACTTGTTAATGCTTAGTTCAATAATATTATATTGTTTGCGTAGTGTTGCTACTACCTTCTTAACACCAGAATTATCAAGAGTTCCCGTAAAAAGTCGCATGCGAACATTTTTTGGAACATCCGTAGGGAATGGTAATTTTCCATTCTTAACTTCCAACGTATAATATCCATAATTATTTTGTAATGACTTGAATTCATGTGTGCATGCACTGACATCCCACATACACCAACCGTGATTATCTACCGTTTCTCCGTGGTTCTGCTGAATGAGTGAGGATGCGTACACTATAATTGGTTTCTTTGCGTGTACATCTCGTTCTTGTAGTATCTGGTATTTGTGGATGTCACCCAACAGTACCATATCAAATCCGTTGAACAATGATGTTTCAACGTGACGGTTAGTAATTACGTACCGTGCATCGGTTTGTGCACCGTGTACTGGTCCGTGGTATAATGCAATCTTACGGCGACCCTCACAATCCTTTACGGAAGGCCACTGTTCTCTATCATCCAAAATGGAAAATACAGCAAAATCAGTATCACCAACTTGATAGATACCAGAATGTTTTAGATAGTGTAATTGTTCGTGGTTAATACTTTTGATTAGTGGTGTCAAACTATCCAATCGGTTCATATTGGACAGATTCAAATCGTGATTACCAGCAATCACTAAGGTGGGAGCTATGTTAGCTAGGTTCTTTAAAAACTCCGTTGCCATCATCACCATTTCAGGACTCATGTCCGTCTTTGCGTGCAGAATATCACCAGCAACAACAATAACCGAGTCAGTCAAATCTTCTTGACGTAACTGGTTATATAGTGTTTCAAAACATTCCCGATATTCATCGTGTCGTTTAAATAGTCGTATATGAATATCCGCAAGGTGTACAATTTTATTAAGCTTGTTAATACCAGCGATATGTGTCATGTGTTTTGTAACCTATTTTGTATAAAGTCCTTAAATGTCGTTGCCTTTGAGTTATTTATAAACTCCCAGGTCTTTTGAAATCCAAGGTCGGCGGCGTCCCCACCACTCACCGATACTTGTGATACATTAATACCATATGATGTTAACTTTCGTTCCAGATTCAATGCTTCTGTCTTTGCATCATCGTCAAGAAGAATATACACGTTCTTGACTTTATTTTCAAGTAGTTTTACTTCTAATTTTTTCGGTAAAAACTTCCCCAACATTGGAATTGCATTCCGTCGAACTGAGATAGCGTCAAACACTCCTTCCACTAATACAATCGGTTCGTTCCAATTAATCTGTTCTTCAAATACCACCACATTCTTTGATACTGGTGGGTTCTTGTACTTCATATTTGTATCGTGATATGCACGTGCGATGAAGTAATTTAGCTTTCCATCTACACCATACGAAGGGACAATAATACGACCACCATACTGACCTGTCTCACAATATCCCATTCGATAACGGATAATATCGTATCCAGAAATGCTACGCTTCTTTAAGTAATTGATTGCGTGTTTGTATTCAAATGTATTGGTGGGTTTCCAAAGTGGTTTAAATTCGTGTGGAAGGTGAAGCTCAACAATTTCGTCCGTTGATGTATCTGTATAACTCTTAACATCTTCTTCACTCAAACACTTTTTAAGCTCTTTTATTTGTGCGGGTGACACATCCAGTTTTCTAAACAAACCAAGTAGGTGCCCACCTTTTGCACCACACACCCAACACTTCCATTTATTCTTTACAACATTAACTGCGAACTTCTTGTTACGATGATGGCAAAACGGGCAGGAGAAGTAGTGTTCTCCTTTGCCCATATGGTCATAATTGCCGAGTATTTGTGATAAGAGAGAGATTAGATTCATATGTTAGAAATCTAACCTCTCTCCTTCAAAAAAACAAGTGTTAATTTATTAATTTATATTTTTTGGTTTGGTCAATTCAAAAAAATGTTCTGCTTCTATAACAGCGTATGTTTTTGTATTATTTCTTTTAAAGAACACTACTGGGTGGGTATTTTCCTTATTATTTTTCTCTGCTTGTTGTAGTGCTGACCAAATATTAACTTTTTCTTGGTTCTTACACTCAGGAGAATACGGAAACACTTTCCGAGCAGCGGGGCTGAGTTTTATATCAGCCCCCGAATCACCCATCAATGTAGATACTACATCGTCTGGTTCTAGCTGTGGAAAGTGTTCGAGTATAAGATCACGGATTGCGTTCTGCAATCGTTTTCCTTTGTTTTTTGCGCTGCGAGCCTTCATATAACCTCTTTATAATTTATTATGCTGGTGTGTATCCTAGTACTACTCCAGCCGATGTTGAATTTTTAGTTAAGTACTTTTCATTATTATCTGTTGCCAAATAACGATGTACTAACTTCGAATTATAATTTTTACGAGATGAATCTATTGCGAAACGATAATATGTGTCAAACGCTGAGTTTACATTTGTTCCAGGTGCACCTGTTGTTGTACCTGTAAAATCGGAATCTTGTGTGTTTACCGACTTTTGAAATCCAGCGACACTCAAACTTGGTTTGTCAACATTAAATCCGTTTTGGTATGTATTTGGAATAAAATCAACGGCGTTTGTTTGTCTAATTTCTTTTGTAACATCCGATTGCTTACGAACACTGAAATTTTTTGGATTTGCAGTGTTTGGTGAATGTCCAGCAATTGTATTTAATCTGCTATACACTTCTGAATTTTGTAGTAATTCAACTAACTTTGACATGGGAATCTCCACATTAGGTATCAAACTTTACAATGAAAGTTTGGTCTACATTTTTTGCTCGTGGTACTGGATTTGCCAACTTAGCAATTGCAAGTAGCTCGTAATTGTTGTTATATAACCCAATTGTCGTAACATACGGAGTCAATGTACCAGAATCAAACAATCCAGTTATTGATTCACCAGATGTTGCTTTTGTAGACGATGATACATTCGGAACAAAATTATTATATGTAACCGTGGTTGACCCCGAAACGTAAGAACCTGTTACTGTTTTATAATATCCGACTGTGTGATTAAACACCGATGCGTTAAATTCTGATGGTCCCATTTTACATACGACTGTATGTTCAGTTATTTCAAACGAGGATGAGAACTTAACATCTACCGATTTAAATCTTTCCAGTCTTAATCCACTAGTTGTTATGGATTGAGTTGGTGCAGAAAGATTATTTTGTACCACTACAATTCCATGCTTATAAAATATATTACCAACTACATTCGTAGTATTATTAACATATAATCTACCATAACCGTCATCTAGTATTGGTGATGATCCAGAAACTCTTATACTAAACGTACCTGCTCCAATTCCCTCACCAACTGCATCGTTTACGATATTAAACACATACAGCGATGCAGTTGGTGTGTACTTATTTACTGCGATAGATTCTGTGCCATATTCAACAATAGACTGCGATGAATAAAATGCATGATTTATCAAACTAAACAACGGGTACGAGTACACACCACTTGCAGAATTATATGTTCCTAAATCTGTATCACTAGTATTTTGGTATTTCCAATCACTAGGTGGTTGTTCCGCAAAGTCAATAGTTACCAAATCTGTGTTTACTGGTGATCCGGAAACTATTGTATAACTTTGCGATATGTACGCGGTATAATTGTTTCTAGTATAACCATCAGTACTGAGAGGTTTGAGAGCTCTCATAAAACCTCCCGTAGTTCATTAGAAATCAAGTCTGACGCGGATAAGTGCTTCCTTGTCGAAACTCTTTTCTAGTGGGCGACTTAACTTTGCAACTGCTACCAACTCATTACTATTATTATATAATCCAATTGTTGTTGCGTATACTCGTGGGTCTTGTACGAAGTCCTCATTCAAGATTTGACCATTTGTATTATTATAGAACGTTGGATTATTGGAATAGTTGAAATCTTTGTTACGTAAACGTACGAAGAAGTGTGTTGATGCAATTGTTTCTGCCGAACGTGCTTGGAAGTCACCACCCAACTTAATTGAACGAACTAAACCGTCGTGGTTACGTTGTTCACGGATAGTTGCGCCAACCAATGATGCTGTATATGGTGCAAATGGTACTGATGTATTCGTTGTATCGTATGAATAATCTTGTTGTGTACCACAACCAAATCCTGCTGATGCTGAACTAAATCCAACTGTTGGGATAATTGCATCTGGATTTAATACGATGATACCCAAGTCTGGGTATACAAGACCAAATCCTTTACCTGCTGCAGATTGACTGGTCAATACTGTACTTCCACTTGTACCTGTCAATGAACCTGAGCAAACATTGAACACACGACCAGATTTACTTGTCTTTGATTTTGCACTTAGTGTTTGACCACTATCATCAATAAATGTAAATTTACCAAGTGAACCAGAAAGTGTTAACAACCAGTTACCTGGGTCTAGTTGCTCACGTAGTCGTGCACGTTGAATGTTAACCACGTAAATATGGTCTGCATTTGTAGTACCAAATGTAAACAAATCGTCAGATGGATCTAACAATATGTTTTTATATTGTAAATATGTTGTTTTTGTAGCAACAACCGATAAATCGTCTTGTGCTAATGTTGGTGAACCACCACCAGAAATGTGTCCGTATGCTACGGCAAATTGAACTTCTGCGGTAGTATCGGTTGCTGGATTCTTATCGTATGCGTCAAAATAATACTCACCACTTGCAGAAATCTGCGTAGTTGACGTAAAGAGCGTCGTTAAACTACCTGTATCACCGGACCACAGACCAGTTGTAACCGTGGTTTGACTACCACGAACGATATCTTCATCTACGTTAAATGGAACGAAAGTTCTAATTGCCATATATTAAACCCCTATTATACTGTTGGCTTCGCAGATACGGTAACCGTAACCGTCTTTGTTGCGCCCGTAAGATTGTTGATGATTGTCAACTGCGTTGTACGATCAACAGTCAATTCTTTTGCAGATAAATTGAAACTAAATCCTTGTACAACCACAGCATTTGCTGATGTTGGTTGGTTAATTGAGAAGAATGGAACTGTTGTGCCAGCTGCCAATGGTTGGTTTGTAGTTAATGTTGCTACGTTACCATCATATAGGATTGCTGTGTATCCAGCAGTTGCCAATTCTGCGGTAGTTGTTGGACTGACCACAACCGAGTCATTGAAGTTAAGCGAGTATGCAGCAACACCCAACGAAATTGTTGGAATTTCTTTTGTTCCTTGGTCGAGAGATACTAGTTTATATCTCATAGCTTGTGTTTCATCAGTTGATGCTTCAAGTACCGGCATGCTTTCAATTAAAGCGCCGTAGTACGATGAACCAAGTGGATGTGAAGTGGTATAAAGAGTGTAGTCTACCTCGTCATCAGCTACAGCAAATTGCGTAATTTCTGCCGCAGCTTGCTGTCCCTTGGACAAGATTTCTCTACCTTTCTTTGTTAACACCGCATCAACTGTAATCGTTGACTTGTTTAGATATCCCATAGTAAGTACCTCTCCCGACTTAAATTGTCTAATATAAATATGTTATACATTGGTTTTAGTTCACATTTAGGTTAATTCCACCCAAACTTTCTTCTTCTTGTAGAATGTTTGGAGATACCGTTAACGTGGTACCTGCGGTAAATGTAACTTCTACTGGTGAACGTCCATCTGTTGTTGTGTCTTGCGTTTGTAAACATCCCAAATAATTTCTACGTTTGGTAGCCAATGCATTATCACGATAGAATTTATAATGTCTTGGCAAGTATCCAATGGGTAATTGGATAGGTGCTTCGATAGCGAAATAATTAAATGTAACAATAAATCCGTTTGTATACGTATTACCCGCTAATTCTTCAATCGTATAATATATAACTGGACTTGAACTACTTCCTTCGTCATTATTGATAAGGGTTACCGGAGGATATAATCCTACGTTTCTACTTACGGACCCATTTTCAACTTTCATATCCAGTAATACACCGTGATTGTCCAATGGTTCTATTCCAAAGGCTCGATTTACGTCAGCATCACGAGAAGTCGAAGTATCATATAATCTTACACGTATTGCTGGAAGTGGTACATCCGCTACACCAACGTTTACAGAAAATAGTGTTGCTAGTGCCTGTAATCTGACCAATCCAGTAGTTCTACTATTTGCTGCGACAGATCCTAGTGTCAATTTGGTACTGTATCGTTTTGGTTCTACGATAGGACGATTAATTGATACTCTGGTAGTTGGTAATTCAAATACCGATTCGTTACCACTAGCTTTATTAACGTCGAAAATAATACGATACGGAGTCTGGACCGCCTTCCCTCTATAAAACACAGGTACCCATCGGTTTTGATCAAGCGATGGATAATTGTATGATACGGACGGTGCATCTTGGGCTATATATCTAAATAGTTTACCATTTGCCGTTTTTGCCGAACCGTTGGTTGCCCCGTACTGTACTACAACATCATTTTTATTATATGTTGTTCCAAATGACCACGTTGCGGCAGCTCCCGACAAGAAATTTAATTGGTTTAATCCAATAATTTCTTTATAAACAGTTTCAAAATTATAAATACCATTATTTTTGATATAATAATTTGCTACGCTATAGTCAGTTAAATCTGTTCTTGGTGGAATTACATTAATAATGTTTGCTTGGTTAATGTTTTCACTAACACCAATCAAGTCACCAATATCAATTATATTACCAGCTTTGTATCCGATAGCCATTTCTTCAGCTTCTCGTAACGACAATCCGGCGTATTTACGCAAGTACTGTATGTAACTTATCTTTTCTACATCCGAATCAAATAATGCAAAGTCGGACGATACGGATTCAGAAACAATCGTACTACGCGTGGTTCCTTCATAATAATTGAAATCACCACGAACAGTTCCACCAGGAGCTTCAATGGATACCCCATTTAATAATCCTGTGAGAATTTCCCCCATAGGCATTGATTGCGTTATATGGAGAGTATTTGCATTGTATGTCGAATACAATCCAGAACCAGTAACTTGCGTCGGGCTGAATCGTGCGTTAAAGGTTAGATTTGCATCACCCGTTGGAACTGTATACGAATTTATATTAAATCTGGTGTTGTAATCCGTATAGAAGGCCACCTGGTTAGTGATTCCACTAGCCGATGGTATCTTTGCCTCTGTTGACAGTGTGATGTCAAAATCACGTGCGTATGTACGTTCAGTGTTAGCAAATCTACTATTTCTTCTAGTGTTCGCACCACTTAATTTTACAGGTTTTTCAGCTGTTAGTTTTTTGCGTTCGAGAATATTTGGTTCAATTACTATACCAGTAGCTAAAATAGTTTTTGCTGGTACCAATTGACTTGCTTGTTCAAATAATGTCGGTGCTAACTCATCAAAGAAACGTACGAATTGTGGTATATTAACTGTGGCGTTATAATATTGTTTATAATAGTTTTGTAGTGCCTCTATGTCTGCGTACTTTGATTTGTAACGAGTACCATACCCAACACGACTATTAACGTCAACATTACCCAATGCACGAATTAATAAATTATTAACCGCATCGGTTGGTGATACGAAGAATCCTAAATAACTCTTCGATTGCTGTTGTTTTCTACGTGTTTCGTTATCAACAATACTCTTCTTTCTATGGAGTATTAGTTCACCACCAGGTGAAACCTCAGTAAATACTGGTGGTGGTGCGATGATAATTTTGTTACTTCCGTATGAGTATGCTCCCGTGTTAGTAGTGTATTGACGAATTTTTCTACTTACACGAGTCATGCTGTATGGATATACAGATTTATTTTCAAATCCTACTGCTATAATATTTGTGATATTTGGTAGTAGTGATAATGTAGGATCGGACACACCATCTTTATTTCTGTATGGTGATTCATTTGGAATACTTCCTGACGATAGATTTTTTGGTGTGTGGAAGGACATACGAACCCACAAACTTTCTACCGGTGATGTGTAGTCATTACCTACAAAACTACCAGGGTCTAGTACCTGTGCCTTAAACACAGAGTCACTTATCTGTTCACCCCACACACGAACTTCGTCAATGTATCCACCAAAATTATTTAGACTTAGTGAACCAGAACCACCCAAGTAAAAGTTTTTTGTTAATGGCCATGCATCTCGTAAGTAAGAACCCGTGGTGCTCATACTGGACGAGAATAGTATTTGTTCACCGTCTGATTGTGCAACTTGTAGATTTACACTTGATGTACTGTATCTAAGCATTACATCAAAATAATCTTCTGTATCAAACATATCTGCGTAACTACTACTTAATAAAACTTCTCCAATATTATCAGTTACTTCGATACGCCCATATGGTGATGATGCGGATGGATGTGTTGCAAGTTTAACGATCCACGATCCTGATGGTGATGCTGTGTCACCGACACCCAACGTGGTAGTTTGTTTAATAGAATTATTAAATCTAAATTGTAATGTACCTACTGGTCGGTTTGAGGCAGACATTGGTAATACAAGATACGATCCTGTATTAAAATTCAATGCGTTTGTAACTTCATCAAATATTTCGAAACTACCAGTTGTAGTTGTGTCGGTTTCTCTAATACCGACAACTTGTTCATTCAATCCAAAAATACTAAGTAGTGCTTTTAATGCGTTGGCAGTACCACGGGTTTTGTTGAGGTACGGTCCATTGTGAAGAAAACGTTTCCAGAGTTCTGTTGTTGATTCACGTTTTTTCGTTATATCCGTATCTGTTGTAAAGTTGTATAGTGACGCTGCAGCGTTTGGATTAGTTAATGACAATCCAAATGATTTTGCAACATCCCATACCAAATCTTGTGACAAACCAGTAGTTGCGGTAACTTGTCTATCGTAAATTCTTGGTAAATGGTCAATGTATAGTTTTACATTATCAAAGAAATGACCAATTAAATTTGTGAACTTTATAAATTCTTGTGAATTTACATCATCGTGGAGATATAATGGTATTCCTCTGGACATTAGGTTTGCATTATTTTCATCATATCTTTGTGCAATTGCAGACTGTTCTTCGTACCAAGCAGTCGCTTGTGCACTGGTTGGAAGATATATGGTTCCGTCAGTATCTTTCTTTGGCCACGTTCCATCTGCATGGTATTCTGTACCATTTAATTGCCAGTACACACTTGCACTGTATGCACTTCCAGATTGATAGAAAAGATAACGTTCGTACCCATCAAATCCACGAATAATATTTTCAATTTCCAACGCTGCTGTTTTTGAACCTTCTACAAGATACAACGATGCAGATGGTATCTCATCTGGTGAGTAAATGGTAAGTATTGAACCAGTAGATACAGTTATTGATCCTGAATCGGTGACTAGTACAGGACTTGCGTATGTGGTATTGGTATTGATAACCACATCCGTATCAATAATCGTTGCTTCACTACCAAAAATTGAACTTGATGCAAGTCCAGCAATAAATCTTGATGAATTTTCTAATTCACGTATTTTTGTTAATTTTTGTCTAAATGTTTGTAGTCTTAATTGGGCAGAACTATACGTTATAAAATTTGCATAATTCGTATAATCTACATTCAACTCTGCTGATCTATAATCATCCGTATACCATTTACGTAATATATCATCTTCAAACGTGTATCCACCGTAATTATCTGCCGACCCTGTTAGGTTAATTCCTAGGGTAGCTAATGTTTGATTTGATACCGTGTGATTATAGATGTTTAGTAATTCAGTATCCGTTATAAAACTTCTTGGTTGCGTATTCTTTGGACGTAACCACAACGATGTATCTGGTTGTGGGAGTAATTCAAATTTAATTGTATCTGCTATTGGATTTGCAACTTCACGACTGATGAATACATTATTACCGACATCTAATTCAAAGTCGAGCGGAGATAATAATTTAACCAATAACTTACTAGGATCGTTTGGATCTAACTTCCAGTTAGTTAACAACCGTTGAGTATCTTCACCAAAATTTAATAATGTCTTTAAAAATCTATCTCTATCAAAATATTGATTTACTCTGTTAGAAACTTCATCCGTAATTACTTTTACCAACGCAGCACGTAAAGGTACTTCAACGGGGTCATATCCAGAAATATTAATATTTAACGGAATAGTTTTTTCAGAAACAATCGCATCTTCTGCAAATATTGTAACTACAACTGGTAGGGTTTTTGTTGATCCTACTAATGGTGGTAATGTTCCCAATACTGTAACAGGTGGTTGTGCTGCAACGTATTGGGCAGTTGAACTAAAATTTGATGGTGACGGTGCAGGATTTGGCATACCTCGTAGTAAAACACCACCTGGTGTTGCCTGTTCACCACCAGTTAATTCACCACTTCGATATTGTTGTATTAAATCTGTTTGATCTGCTCGTATAAATACAACACCACCAACAGCCGTAGGCACAGCTACGGCGTCTGGATAATCTCGTCCTATAAAAGAATTTGCTTCTTTTAATGATTGTATTTCCGAATTACTTAGTGGTATGTATTCGTTTGCCATATAATCTTAGAATTGGTTGGATGTATTTCTGTCATCACCGAAGTTTCTATTTCCATCATCATCAATGGTAATTGGACCACCACCGCCACCACGGCCTACATTACGATTGTTGAAATCATCAACGGTAGTTCTAGGCCCATCGGTACGTGGACCTGTGCGTGGTCTGATACATACGCCCAAGTTTCCACCGACACCATCACCGTCATCACATACTAATCCTGGACAGCAGCTTCCTGAATCACATGCTTCACCTTCTTCCAAGCATCGCGTTTCATATCTACACGTTCCATTATCTCTTACAGCGTAAGGATTGTAGTTTATAGCAGATTTGTCCATACAACCAGTTACATAAATACACGAACCATCATTTTGTGTTGCATCGGGATTATAATTGGTTGCTTGTTGATCTGTACATCCTACACGTGCAGGAGTTCCTGTGTATTCATCTGAACACGATTCACGACATCCGCCAACAAAAGTATCTTGAATTAATCGACAGACATTTGTGTATGATGGATCCTGATTGACCGGTAATCCTGTTTGTGTAATTTTACCAATTTCCAAACACGGTTCTATTTTTTTATCATATGTACAACACGAATTATTTACACATGGTTCTATATTATCACCTTGTACGTAATTATTTGCTAGCGGATCTGTACATCCTGTAAATTTACATGTGTTATTATCTTTTTCCGCTCGTCTATCGTAATTAAACGCAAATGGATTTGTACATCCAAAAATGTATTGAATACACGTACCATTATCTAGTACAGCACTAGGATCATAATTTTTTGCATTTCTGTCCGTACATCCTTGTATTACTGGTGGTAATGGATCAGTTCCTCTGTATTGACAGCAACCTTCACATGAAGTATTTGCATCTGCATTGTAATTTTCTGCATTAATGTCTCTACAACCAATTACTCGTGCAATACAACTTCCATCATCTTGTGTCGCATTTTGATTATAGTTAATAGCATTTACATTAGTACATCCGAGCACTCCTGGTAGTGGTGGTGCTACGAATTGACAGCTACCATCTTCCATATTTGCACGTGGATTATAATTTAATGCATTAATATTTGTACAACCAAATATTTTTGGTATACATGTACCATCATTACTTGTAGCTTGCGGATTATAGTTCATTGCACTTGCATCGGTACATCCGAATACTACCGGCGGAGCAGGTGGAGGAGGAGGCGGTGGTGGTGGGGGTGGTACCGGAATAACAACTGGAACTGCGTTAACGACGAAATTTAATGAATTTGTCAATACACCAACAGGATATGTTTCCAATGGCGCAGTTTGAAACGTCACAGTTAGTACTGTACTTTGATTTGGTGCCAACTCAATTCTACTTGGTGAAACCGAAGCACCTTCTAAATTAGTGGATATATCTGCGGTTAAACTATAATTGGTCGCAATATTTGTAGCCGTAACATTAATCCCCGAAATAGAACGAGATCTTAACTTGTACGGTACAACTAATTGTGTCTGTGACAGTTGTAGGAAATCTGCTGCGTTTGCCATATGTTACCTCAAATATATCTAATTTGATTTTGAGTAAATAGATTAATATTGTTGTTTGTTAGAGCATTATCAATTGCTTTTTCGATAATTGCAACAATTTCGTTTTCTTGTAATCTATCAAATTGTTTTGAACTTCTTGTAACTTCCAATAAATTTATGAACTCATCATAAATAGCTGCTGATATGAATTCTATGGTAAGATTTAGGTTATCTGGGAGTTCTGCTTCCAAATTTGTTAACTGCGCCACTATGTCGGGATTTAAATCTTCCAAAAATTCATTTATTTTTGCTACGTATTCATTAATCTGTGCTTGTTCGTCTGGTGTCTGTGTGATTATATCGTTTTGACCGACGCCGATTGTACCACCCACCAACCCTGCAGCAAGAACTCGTGGTACACTTGGTTCCACAAATTCAAATAATTCACCTTGCTCAACCTCTGTAAATGCCGTGTTGAATCCTAAACGTAACTCCGTGCGTGATGGAGATACTTCTTCGATAGTCATTTTTCTATCGGTGTATGTACCAATTTCATCCGAAAATAAGTTGATAATAGTGGTGTATGTGCCAGGAGGAATTATTAATCCCAATTCCTTCTGTACTCGTGTCATGTTAATAATTATTTTTTCATCTTTACTATTGTCAGGTAATAACACCGTTTTTGCACTGATTATTCCCGAACTTACTGGTATGAGTACCGACCCCACCAAATTATTCACCGAATCGTAAAAATGCATCTCAATATTATCATCTATATCGAATCCAAATTCTGCCGGTAATCTACCTTCAATTATATCAATATCCGATTCGGATTCTGCAATACGAGAAATTGGAAATGACTGTGGTTTGTTTGGTATTACTTGTACGTAGTTTGTTTGATTTGGCATAGATTAACAATCCTTCGCTAAAATATCTTCTAATTTTTTCTTTGTTTCTCTCAAACTAATTAAAATTTCATTTTTAGTCATACCAACAGTTGTTCTGCCTAGTAGTGATTCGGTTATACGACCAGGAGCTAAAGGTAAAGCCAACACAGAACCTAGTAATTGTCCTGCAACACCTGCTTTAGATGCCACTCGTGTAATAGCGCCTGCTGCTCTAGCAAATATACCAACTTTTTGTTTTTTCTTACCGTATCCAGGAATTGGCCCGTTTGATGCTTCTTGCTTAGCAATTTCTTCATCAATTGTTTTAAGTTTTTCTTCAATATCGGTACGTTTAACAGTACGTTGTGATTTTTTACCAATGCCCAAGAATCCTTTCTTTCCGTTAGCAACAATAATTTCTTTACATTGTCCATCTTCATTATACTTAGATTCTGCCTGGACTGTTTCTTCTACCGCTTGTATACCACTATTCAATAATGTAATTGCTTGATTAATAGTGTTGATACCACTGGCTTTTCCGGCAACTAGTGGTAATCGTTGAATTAAATCTTCTTCCAATACTTCTGGTGTAGGATCAATAATATCTTCGGCACCATCGGTTTGTCCATAATCATCAGTTAATCCAACAATGTCAAGTGCACTGAGTTCATCAAATTCTTCGGGTGACAATATTGCTTCTGGTTCTGGGTCTTGTGCATTAAGTGCTGATGCAAATCCTTCGTCAAGTGCCGTATCAATTGCTTCGTTAGCTTCATTAATTGCATCTTCATCACCAGCATCAAGTGCAGCATTTAAATCGTCAAGTGACAATGCTGCCTGTAATGCAGCATCACGTTGTTGTCGTAATGAATCAAGAGTTGTATCGTCTGGTAATGCCAAATCATCTGTAATTTCTTGAAAGAAATTATCTATTGGAACTACTTGATACATGTCACGCACAACAGAATTTGGATAATATTGTGGTGTGGTGATATCTGTTGCACCGATTGGTAGTTTCACCACTGGAACGTTATTGGCCGTACGTTCCACCATACTTTCACTTGGTAATCCCAAAACGTCTGATCTACTAGTAGCAATATATCTTGGTGTAAAAAATTGTGTTTCGGCAGTAAATGATACTACTTCACCATCACTTAGTGGAATACGTAGTGTTAAATCAGATGACCCTGTGACGAAATCCGGAGCTTCTACAACAGTCTTATCTATTACCGTTAATATTGGCATATTATTTTACTTCCGTAACTGAAAGTTGTTTATCTACCACCGCACTTTGTAACTTCGCTAATTTATCCATATACCCTGCTCTTCGTAATAACTTAAATGCAAGATTCTCTGTGGAAAATTCTCCACCCAATTGTAATCCAGATTGTCTAAACTTACCCAACTTGTCACGAAACTTTTCAATTTTTTTATCCAATCCGTCAAGTTGGTCAGCTTGAAATTGTTTTACTAATTGATTAAACATTCCTACAAAATATTTTACCTTAGTCATTACATCTTGTTCATCATATGCGGGTGTTTCTTTCTTTGGTTCTTTAATCCATTTGTCCTTCATTACACTATACAATCCAGTTGCAACGTGTGGTGAACTTTCATCTTCCGCATACACTTCCACATCGTATCCCTTAATTGTAATGTCGTGTTTGTCATTCCACTTTGATTTTGCCAACAAGAAAAACTGTGCTAATAGCTCCTTATCTTTTCCAAAATCAAACAATAAGTGAAGGTCAACATCGGAGTAATCTGAGTAGTTATAGTTTGCCAAACTTCCAGTAAATACGATGTCCTTGATTTTTGGTTTGTTTTCTAACTCAATACCATCATAGAACTCTTTTGCAATTCTCAAAAGAGCTTTACGAATAGATGGAGTAAGTTTGTTTTCAGGTGTCCAAAACTCTCTATTAAGGTCTGGTTGCACCTTGAACGTTTTAATCAAGTCATCAAACGTCATTTTACTTTACCAAGAATGTGAATATTTCGGGAATGATGTTCGTGTCATCAGTACCATTTTCAAGATGTAAATTTACTGTATAATATCTGTTCTTATATAATGGTGTGGTATCTAACACGAAATATGAACCCGTTGCATCACAACTTAATTTAGCATATTGGTCTGCTGGGTAAATTGTGGTTCCTGCTTGTTTATCCACGACACTAAAATATGATGAAGTCGGTAAATAATATACATTTTTATATCGTAACGTTGCATCAAAATTCTTTTGTGGATACTTATCACGAACCACAAGTCTTACCTTTTCTTTTGATCCACGAACGTAATTTTCCTTTACATTTTTTGGAACTACAGCAATGTCATACGTATTTGGAACACGTTTTAAAGATCCTGTGGTAAACGTGGAATCATCCCACGCAATTTCCAAAACAGGTGCATGTACCGTGTGTGTTTGTTTGGAGAAGAATTTAATGTTTCCTTCGTTATTATAATCCGCCTCTGATGCGCTTGGAAACTTTAATACAAGTCCAGTCCAAGATAATGATTGTGAGATAATTGGTTGAATTATTGATGATACATCAATACGTAAGTCTTGTAACGGATATTCATTAAGAATTACACTAGACGATGGTGTTGTATAATAATCACCACCAGCGTTACTCCAAGATAGCGAGGTTGTTGCTTGTCTCCACGTTGCACCATCCCCAGCGTTTACAGTTTGTTGATTAAAATATCCACTACCTTCTGCCCACGACCCAGATACCTTTTGGATAATAATTTCTTGTGAATATGGAAGTTTATTTGCGTTTGCAATTTTTAAATTTAAATAGTACGATGCTGTTGGTGATATTGATGCACTATTTGGTAAATTAAAATTTAATAACGCACGTGCTGCACTACTAGAATATGCAATTTCTATATCTTCCGGCGCTGCTACTTTACCAACTTCTAAAATTTCATCCAACCCAGCATTATTGGTTGGAAAACGTTGATACAAAGTTGTATCTGCGGATGCGGTTAAAAATATTCTCATTGTCTTGCACTTCCTACGATGTCATCTTCTGGATATCTAATTTCGAATATACACGGATCCAATGATGGATACACAACCCCGTTTTCAGTAGCTTCGGTGATGTCGTATCTATATGGTTTATAATCTCGTCCATCCTTAAAGAAATACTTATTACTAATTTCTAACTTATTGACACTTTGTACACCGTCTTGTGCTTGAATTAACAACTGTAAGTCTCCCAAACGGATTGGTTGGTTGATGTTCCATTTATCAATATCAAAGTAGTCTTTTATAGCACCCAAGCATACAGTTAGAACATCATTCATATTATAATTTTTAAATACAGTGATATCAAAAGTGACACCTATATTAACAACGAACGCGTCAAGAATATTAACTTGATCTGTCAACATTCTATATTGAGACAAGTACTGTTGTAAATTTTCCTTGACCAGTTCGTTCAAATTTGTAATCTTTTTATTTTCGTTGTATCCCAATACATACAAATTAATTGAATTCTGTTTTGGATTATCCTCAACAAATTGTCTTACAGTTTGGTCAACTTGTTCTGGTGTTGTTAACGCCTGAATTTTTGATTGAAGTGTATCGGATATAGCAAATACTTTGGCGACAGCGCCATATTTTGCTGGCATTGCCAATGACCGTGCTTCATAGTCTCGACGAGTAACAACACGATTTTGTGCTGAGTACGATGCCAATGCTCGTTGACGAATTTCTTCAACCGTTTCACCATCTAATCCGCCGCGGGCTGGCATTTCATTATACACCGTTACTGTACTTATGATATCATTAAACAATGCTAATTCAGTTGAATTTAGTTCCGTTGTTCTATTGATAACATTTAACTGTCCAATCTGTGTAATTGTTCCAGAAGCAACGTTGGTTTCTACACCACCACCAGTAACATATTCTACTGTCAATGTGGTATTTGCTGGTGCTATACCAAAATTATCTGTGTTTAATAAATCTGTATTACTCAACGATACACTTGCTAAGTTCGTTCCATAATCAGAATTTGCTACCTGTTGAGAATCTAGATAGACTATATCTTCCGACACATTACCTCGTCCAGAACCAAATACTAATTGTGTATATTTTTCGGGAGTTAATCGTGTTGTAAATCTACGTGGAACAGATCTAAATTTTATGGAATATGAAGGACTAACTGATTCACTTACACTTGCTTGGTACGCTACTTCTCTGTCATCAATTATTGTATCTTGTGCCAAGAAGTCTACTTCATACCAAGGATACCCATCCGAATCAGTTACGTTCGTAACGGTAGTTACGTTTGTATCATTAATTGTTACAGTTGAAAATTTTGCTGGATCACCAAAGGTGACAGTTTGCTGACGTACATCACCCGCAATTACGTTTACCTTTTTTGTTACAAGATATGTGACGGGTAATAGTGTTACCGAATCTAATTGTCTTGGTACTATTGATCTGTCCGTTGGGTCATTAAAATCCACCAAGTCCGTAGTTCTAAATGTAACTATATTCGGACCTTGTGTAGATATTGTAGAGTTTCTATCAATTTTCAAGAAATATGTTGCGTCTGGAATATATCCGTCAGTTGCACCCAATGCTGGAACTATCTGAGAAATTAAAACTTCTGCTGTTGCTGGAACAATTGTTTTTGGCTTGTACCCCAACGATTGTGCGATGGCAATTATATTTTTTTCTTCTTCTGCGTATGCTAATAAATTTTCTTTGAAAGAATTATCTACATAGAAGGATAATACGTCACCAACATATGCAGCCAATTCCAACATAATCATACCTGGATTGGCTTCGTTGAAATCTGTCCAAGTTGTTGGATAGTAATTTTTAATAAATGTAATAAGATCACCTTTGAAGTCAACGAACGACTTGTTAAGGTATCGTACTTCTTTTGGTGCTACACTTAGTTTTTTTAATACATCATTGGTTGTAGCCATTGTATATCTCTATTAAAAATTTCTTGTTGTTAATCTTCCAGAAGCTATCAATCCACCAGTTGGTGATGATCCTAATAAAACTTGGACCTCTTCTGATATCAACGGATTGTTTGCAAAACTATAACGAACATATAAATTTATATCATTGTCGTTAACAAATGTATCTAAATTTAAGACTCGAATTTCTTGTAAGACAAGGTATGGCATAAAAGCATCTACTGCTTCTATGACATACTGTTGTGCTTTATCTTGTATCTCACCATCCTTTTGTTCAAACAATAGTCGCCACAAGTCACATCCAAAATTTGGATTTGCAACTCGTTCTCCTTTTCTAGTCAAAATTAAATTAATAAATTTTGATTTTTCGTTTGCCAACGGGTCAGGCGTAGTTTGGAAATACCCACGCCCACCACGTTGTAAAGGGAGAGTAGAACCAAGATAAACAGTTTTTGACATCTTACTTACTCAATCCCAACTTTTTCATTACGGCGCTGTAATCTTTCGTGATAGCTTCTACAGCCGGTTTGAACGCTGGATCATTTAAATTAACACCTTGTGGGATATTTTCTGGAAGTACCACATTATTTGTGGTTGCCATAATGGTATCTCCGTGGCGTTCCAATCCCATCATCGCAGCCAACTTTGAACGGTCAAGTTTTGGCTTACTGGACGCCGATGCAGTTTCGTTAACTTGTTGTATACCTTTAATTTGGGCTACAGCTTCTCCCAAAAGGTTGGGAAGAATTCTATTAACTTCTTCTTCGACAACGGTTCTGATGTATGCTTTTAGTAATGTTTTGTCCATTTTCTTCTCCTTAAAAAAATAACCATTTTTATCACTCTATTTAAATATCAAAAGATATTGAATTTAAACGATTTAAGTGAGTTATTGTCCAACACTTAATTGATTTGTTAATTCGGATGCCAATTGTAATCCTAACTGTCTACTATTAAGTGTTGATGCTAAGTTTTGTGCTGAACTGATAGCGGAATCGACAGACCGTACAGTAGTAAGTCCTTGATTTATTGTACCCAATGACCGTTGCTGTACATTTGTTAAAGTTTGTCTTGCTTGTGAAACTCTATTCTGAGCTCTAGTTCTTGTGTTTTGATACTGCGTAATTGCGTTTTGTTGTTCACGTAATACCTGTGAACTAATATTTCGAGTTTGTTGTATAAGATCATTTCTTGCTCTATTAACTGCTTCGGAACGTATAGCTTGTCTAGTTTGTAAGTTTGCTCTTGCCTCACGTAACGAATTTCTTGCTTGTGTCAATCCTCGTTGAATTTTGTCTTTCTTAGGATCAACAATTTCAAATCCAGCTTGTTCTACAGCTTTTTTGTATGCTTTTTGATAAAATTCCCCATCCTTTTTCTTTAATGTTTCCAAGGCTTTCTTATATTTTGCAAAGAAATTTGCTTTGGTAAAATTAAATGTTGGTAATTTAGGAAACTTTGGAAACCGAATGATACGTGGGATTTCTCTTAATTTTAAGATTCTACCAAGAACATCAAGTCCTTTTTTCAATGTTTCCTTTGCTTTTGGTATGTCTTGAAATAATGCTTTTAAAATTGCCTTCTTGACAGCCTGAGCAGTTTTAATCACAAGTTCTAGTGCAGCTTTTGCTCGTGTATAAGCCTGTTCTAAGCTATCAAGTTTATCAATCAGTATCGTTAGAGCAGCTGATGCTGCAGCGTCTGGTAAATTTATTAGTGCATTAAATAACGAGGTAAACTTATTAATCTGATCTTCTAATTTTCTTGTTAGTTTTGTTAGTCTATTAGTTAATTCAGTTAACGCACGTAAATCGTCTAGTTGTTCGACCAATCGTTTTATTTTTGGGTCTATTCCACGTAATATTCTATCCCGAGGATTCTCTGGAACTATTACCCCGTTAATTTTTCTACGTTGTATTGCGTTTGTCGGTAGTACTTGTGGTTTATAATTTTTCAATCTATCCAATGATTGTTCACTAGAACTTATTAATTCTTGTGTTATCTTGGATTGTATTATTGGAAAATTTTGTCCATACTTTTGTACAATACCACCAGGAATTATTTCCGGTCTAAAAGTCGCCAACGCAATAAGTGTTTCCAAGGGAACTTCCCGTGGAATGTTACTGATTGTAGATATATTCGAGGTACTATTAGTTGCTCGTTGTAAATAAGCACCAAAATATTGTTCGGATAATGTAGTCATAAATTATAATTTCGAAGTAGTTTCATCGTCAAAGAACTTTCTAAGATTTCGTATAGAAGAATTGGTTGCAACTTCTCTACCGAAATCAATTGTAGAAACTCCCGAAGAACCTAGTCCAGTAACATTTTTTAAGCTTTCATTTGCTGGTAAATCTCCAGCCAATGTTCTCTCATTAGTTTTCATTACGAAATTATCGTTAGATGCCCATAGTGGTTGAAATGGGTCTGGGAATACTTGGTACTTTGCGTATACCACCAACATTCTTGCGATTAACGCAGGATTCACGATACCAGAGGGTCCGAGAGTTAGTGGAGAGGTAGACATGATTGTTCGTAGTAATTCAAACAAAAATAATTTTAATGGTTTTGCCATTGCAATAGGAGATGCATTTGAACTTCTACCACCCAAGAATATTTCGTTACCGTGGAACGTAACATTTCTATCGGCACTAATAAGAACATCTCGTTTAGTATTCACTATGGTATCTTCTTTTGAATCTAAACTAATAGTTTTTTCTGCGAACAGATTAATTAAATTTGGTGTTCGTATAGTAACGTTTCCGGCAGAATCTAATGTAAATCCATCATCTAACGTGTTAAGATGTATGCCTTTTTTCGAAAACATATATATGGATGTTTGTTTTGCATTAAATATTAACTTATCGGAATTTATTAATATGGATGCACCATCAAATATAGGTTTCTCAAACGTTGAACGAAGATGGATATTTGTACCATACGTTGCAGGTACCAATGGTAATATCTGTTTTGATACCATATATATCGAACTGGCGTCTGCGTTAAGTGATTCGTTCGTCAATCCAGCAGGTCCGTCAGCAGTTCTTATTACAGATGATTGTCCAGCACGTAAGATAATATTTGGAAATTGTTCACCATCGGACGCTTGACTTAACTGACTACTTCCTAGTCGAATGGATTGTCCATATCGTCCTTGATAAATAATGTCTCCTTCAAATGCTTTGACAGGATTTACATTTAATTCTCTAAAATTATCACCTGCGTTGGTTTTAATTTTGGATGCTTGTGTTGTGACTCCACGAAGTGCTTGTCGTTGTCTATCAATCGCATTTTCCGTTCGTGCCGCTTCTAATATAGTTCCAACAACAGGATGTGCGTTTTCTGATATTTTTCGTTTGGTGTTAAGTGGTCCTATATACCAATAAGTACCTAACATTTTAAACACCAATACATATTCTCCAACTAGTGGATATGATGTTTGATATGGTATAAGCGGGTCCGCCCAAACCAAGTTTTTACTTCTGGTGTCTTGGTCTGTATTTACAAACCGTACTTTGGCACGACCAACGTTTGCCGTTGTACTTGCTCTATTTTGATCGTATTTATTACTTGCTTCATTAACAATGATTTCTTCAACTTGCGCAGCTTCATAGATAAAAGAGTCCGTAGCTACTGTATTGGTGGGGGCACCTGGTAGTAGTGTTCTAACTCCGTTGTTACTGACGGGGACTCTAAATCCTGGCATTATTTAATTCTCTTTGAGATTGCAAATATATCTTCTTCGATATCTTTACCTTCATCTTCCAGTTTTTCAACTTCCATCTTTAAGTCACCTAATAATGCCTGTTTTTCTGCTTCCGAAAGTAACCCATCAATGGATTCTCCCTTGGCTGCAACACCAATAATACGTTGGGCAATTTGTGCAACACGTATTAAGTGTTCATCATTTTTGACATTTACTTCAATAAAGTCTTTTATAACAGGACCAATAACTGCTGCATCTTCTGGGGTTCTGATCAGCATAACCAACTTAGAGACAAACGTATTAATTTGTTGTCTCTTAGAGTCGGTATTCTTATAGATTTCTGAAAAGAGGTCGGAAAGTGATTTTCCCTCAAATATTTCCTTGTCTAAACTCATAATAACCTCCAAGTTACTACAATATAAATAGTTAGAGGCTATTTTTTATACGTAAAATATGCAGATGGGTCGGAAATATGTCCTGTTCGTCTAAATTCTTGCATTTGGACTAAAACGTGTCCTCGCATCTTGTTGATTACCTTAGTAATATGCGAAGTTTTGTGGTTAGTCATTTCCCTAATCATTAGGTAGAGAGCTTTTTTATTGAAATTATCAATGTTATCCACTCGGCGGAGTAGTTCAACAACAGCGGTGGCGATATCTAAATCTCTCTTTTTCTTGAAAATCTTCGTGGTGTTAAAATCCCAATACTGAACAAGTAGTTGGATGAAATCACGCATATCACTCTTTACTTCGTGTTCTTCTGGCTCCGCAACTAGAATTTCTTCTAACGAAAATGTTTCATCGGTCTTGTCCGCCAAGTATACAGACCGCTTCTCTTCCTTATATGCGTTGTTATTATGTAATATAAGATAATTTTTTGCGATTACACTAAAATATGAAAACGCTTTACCTTTACCAGATGTAAATTTGTGTAAGTTTATAACCAAAAAGGAAACAACTTCCGACTTTACATCTTCAAAGCTACCTTCCATATAAGGAAACTTGAATCTATTAATTACATTTTCGGCCAATTTATCGAATGGTGCCCAAATGTACTCCCGATAGATGTATTCTCGTTCATCTTGGTCAGTACTTTGGTTATACTTTATAATTGCATCTTCGGTTTCTTGTGTAAAATAGACCTTGCCCAACTTAGTTTTCTTTCGACCCATCGTTTGAATCACTCCCATAAATTAGCGGACGTAAATCATTTATGATGTCCGTAATTTGAGAAAAGACTTCACCAACCTCATCATCTTTCTCAAACATTTGTCGTTCATCAATTATCCGCATTGTGTGTAATGTTATGCTCAGACGGGAATAAAAATTGTTGACGGCATCTTCCATTATTTCAACTTTACGTAACGTATTCCATGTTGCGTAACAAAGTAGAATATTAAACAATAGACTAATAACAACAATTACTATCATATCTTTACCAAGTTGTAGATTGAAAAGGTTTGCATGTACTCACGAATACTTGTTCCGTTCGCGTCAGTTCTACCTTTAAAATCTGAATTATTGAAAAAGTTGATAACATTCTGTGGTCCTGCCAAATGTGCTGCTGCCAAGATGCCAGAACGTGTAACTTTTATTCCCTTTACTACCTTACCGCTATATTTTATAATAATATTATGTAATTCTTTATTGTTTAGTCGCATATTTGCAACCATTACAGAGTCTTGAAGTTCTGAGTTCTGTAAGAATTGCTTCTGTGTAACTCTAAATCCTAGCATTCTAACCGTACGAGGATCAAACTGATACTTTCCCATCATTCCGAATCTGTTCACCACATGCAAAGTATTATCACTTTCCCGTTCTGCCATATGGTTAAGAAACTTTTCAAGTTCCGTTGGTTCCGACCGAACAATACGATTCGGTACATAAACCTCATTTATTTTCAACATCAAAAGAACCATTAATGTCGAAAAGACAGTTATTACCTGTTTCATAATTTCTCCTGTGTTAGAGAAGGTGCGGTCTTGCCTCACTAATTCCAGCGTTAGTGACTACAACATACGAGGGACAAAATTCATCAATACTCATTGCTCCTGCGTATGATAAGGCCGACCGTAATCCATCAGTTAATCCATCCACGATAAACTTTGCTTTACCCTTGAATGGAACAATGGTGGATTCACCCTCAACATTACGAGTTTTTTGACCGTGTATACTCTTTGTTTCCAAAGAAGCTGCTCCACGATATCTTTTATATAAACCATTTTGTTTTTCAATAATAGCCCCAGGCGCTTCCTTTGTTCCTGCCAAAAGCGACCCAAGAATTACCGAACTTGCTCCAACCGCCAACGCTTTAGCAATATCACCACTATTACGAATACCACCACATGCAATAATAGGAACAGTTACTGCGTTTGACGTTTCCAACAATGACGTAACATTTGGTACACCAAAACCAGTTTTAATACGAGTAGTACACAATGAACCACCACCGATACCTACTCGAATTGCATCTGCTCCCCAGAATTCTAATTCTTCTGCTGCTTCTGCGGTTGCTACATTTCCTGCAATAACGTCAATATGAGGAAAGTTATCTTTAATTTTGATGATAGCTTCACGGACAAACGAATGATGACCGTGGGCTACATCAATCAATATAACATTTGCACCAGCATTAATCAAGGCTTCTGTTCGTTGGAAATAATCTCCATTGGCTCCAACCGCTGCCATAATCTCCATTGGCTCCAACCGCTGCCATAACAGGAGTTGTTTTTCCTTCCCAAGTTCTATATATAGGCCCGTCCCATATAGCCATTTTTACATTTTGTACTTGTTCTGCTTGTTCTTCAATTGACATAAAACGATGAATACATCCTACACCACCCAATTCTGCCATTGCAATAGCCATTTCAGACTCACATACCGTGTCCATAGGTGATGCAATGAGAGGAACTCTAATACTATAATTAGTTGTTAATCTAGTAGTAAGGTCAATTTGTGACCGTGATTCAATATCCGAATACTGTGGTATCAGCTGGATATCATCATAGGTTAGTGCTTGTTTACCGTGTAATGGTATCATAATATGCGTTTTGCTCCCGTTGTCTCTTGATGTCCTTGATGTGATAAAGTGACCACTCTTCTTCTGCTGGAAGTGGTGCGTGTGTTTGATATCCTACGATTCGTTCATGCACCTTACCTTCCCATCTAATACGTTCTGTATTTTTATACAGTCTAGTTTGGTAGTCAGGAAACATTACCCATCCCTTGTCGTTCAGTGTCCATCCCCAACTACGAATATCATCTTCCGTTAATCCGTTTACCACATTTACTCGTGGAATTAAGAACATATCTACATTGGTATTATTATACACTATATCATGCAAATATGTCAAAAGATTATTATTAAATTTTTCATCAGCATCAACTTGGAAAATGTAATCACCTTCACACAAAGAATTAAGATAATTTTTATGTGCAGCAAAATCATTATTTAATGCATGTGAAAATAGACGAATTTTGTCCTGTTGTTCATATCCATATAAAATTTGGGATGTAAATGCATCAGTAGAATGATCGTCCACAACAATAATTTCGTCACCGGTTTTTTCGCAGTGAGGAACCAACTGGTCAAGTAGTTGTTGAATATAATGACCTTCGTTGTGGGTTGTAATTGCAAAACTAATCATAGTAACTCCCAATATTTAAATAAAGCTTTTTCTTTGGCTTTTGCTTCTAGATCAATGTCAATATCTAAACCGTAGTCATCAATACGTTGAAACACATAGTCAGCGTGTGCACGAGGATTGCCACGAACATTTTCATTAATATTTTTACTTTCACTATAATGGAATAGTGGTTTGGTGTCCCAAGTAGATGCAGCGAGATGTGCAGCGTCTATTGAAGATATTCCATCTTGATGAAATGTATGATGAAAGTAATCAAATGTCAAGGGAACACCGACACGAGAAGTAATCTCACGATGTAACTGCTTGATGGAGAATGCGTTTTGCTTGTCATCATTCTCAACCACCAAACGCTTTTTACAGTTGTCGGAGAGTCGGTCAAATGCACGAAGCCAACGGTCAATAGTATCGTCGGCGTAATTCATACCAACGTGAATATTAAGACAATTATAATGTGATGCTTCCAACCCCATCAAATCAAAGACTTCGGAGTGATGTTCTAGGTCGTGAATAGCGTTGTCTACAACTGTTGGTTTAGCAGAACCCAACTTCACAAAATGGTCTGGGTGTGCTGTGATTCGCTGCCCACTGTTATAAGCCATAGCACCGGCGGCAAGTAGGTATTGACTAATTTTGTCGTAGTGTGGTAGGTCAGTCAGTTTATATTTGGAGTTCCACGGAAACAAATCCGATGACAACCGAAATACCTTGACGTTATTCTCTACGTTCCATTTAATAATTTTTACTAGATCTTGTGCGTTTTGTAGTGCGAGTTCTGATGCGTACTTAACACCACGTTCCAAGAAGGTGCGTTGAATCATACCACGATTGGTGGTAATTTTTTGTTTTTGTAGTGTGGTATTGATACAACAGTAACCGACTTGATGTGGCATATAAGTAACCTTAACCTAGTTAATGTATTACATATGTAACATAACATATATCTAATATACTACACAACACCGGTATTGTCAAGTCTTATTTTATAACACCATTTCTTTTTGCCCACCACTTTTCCATAACTTCTTCTGTTTCAGCTTTTGTCATATACTGTGGAAATGGGTCATTTTCATCCCAATCACCATTATTAAATGGTATTATTTCACGCTCTTCTTCCACGGGTTCCTCGTCACGTTTTATCATCGTTTCCTCTTGCACAATTGACTCAGGAACGACTTTCTCTTCGCTGGTGAACACTGTTGTTGGGTTGCTTACTTCTGTGGGTGGGTTCTCATTAAAAATAGTTAATTGTTTAGGTTCCTCTATTACTTCACCACGCTTTTCCAAGAAATTATAAGCTAATACTAGACAAATAGAGAGTGGATCAAATACCAATACAATTATTAATATAAACCATTTAACTACTGTATCTAGTGGTACTCCGATTGCTTTGGAGATATATACGAACGTACCAATATCAGAATTAGTATTGATTTCAACTTCCTTTGTTAAACTACGTGCTTTCAAACTATCTCGTTGAAGAGAGGTTTGATTAATTTCTTTTTGTAGTGCTGTTGCGGTTCTATTCAATTCTGTTAATGAATTCTGTGCTGCTCGAATTGCTGTATTGGAACCCGTGGTACTTTTACCGATGAGGTTGTCTATACGATTTTCTTGCTGACCACGAAGTGCAATAATTTGATCTAATCGTGCAGTCTTTCGTTTAATTTCTTCATCCAATGTTTGTGCTTGTGAATTATAAATTTGGATATCAGCATTCATCTTTAATGGTTCTGCCGCAACTTTAGCGTACGCAGAGGATAGATAACCGTAAATACCCGCTGATGTGATACCAATTAAAACTACACTAGCAACTAACATATAACTCTTTAATACTTTTGGTACTTCCGTCCAATATCTGTATAGAAAGGAGATACCAACCAATTTACCCAATTCCAAAGCACTGGCCATTACCATAGCAGACACCGCTGCTCCTGCGAACAAGGTACCAATACCTGTCACAGAGAACAATGCAGCACATCCTGCGATTGCTAATGCAGTAAATGAAACTAGTGTTTTGAAATTAAAAATTTTATTCATAGTTTACTCCAAGAAAAAACGGGTCGGACTTTTAGTGACCGACCCGTTATATTTTCATTTTATCTCCCAAAGGCTAGAGGTTTTTGAGCCTATACATAACCGATAAGGATCACCCCCTGGTTAATCGGTTATATGTGAATGACAAGTACAAATTAAGCAACTGCACATCATTCTGACCTCCTGTTTTTTGTAACGGTGATTATTTAATCGTAACCTTTTTTGTTTCTGGCTCCTTTGTCAACTTTTGGATTGTAATTATAAGTAAACCATTATTGAACTTCGCATCTACATCTGAGACATCCAATTGGTCACCAACTTTAAACGACCGGCTGAAAGCGCTTCGCTTCAACTCGCGGAGGAGATAAACTGCTTTATCAGTTTGTTCAGTGGATTGCGATGCCTTACCAGATATAGTGAGAACTCCATCCTGCACTGAGATATCAATTTCATCTTTTTTATATCCTGCTAATTCTGCTTCAATTAACACAGAATCATCATTTGAAATAACATTGACCTTTGGATATGATGCCTTTCCAAACGGTTCAACACCTAAATGTTCAAATAATTCGGGAAAACTATTTCGTGTCATATCATCAAACATCTTATCAAACGTGCTGATAAAATTGTCACGACTATTTAACACATTGGTACTAAACGGACGAAAAACTAAACGAGTCATAAAATGACCTCCTATGTTATGTGATCCCGATAGGGCATCACGGTAAAAAGGACTCCACCACAGCGGTGCGAGTCCTATATAAATATAAAGTTTATGTAGTTTTAAATTAGTTTATAAGAGCCACGAATCGGGTTTGAACCGATGCGCTCCCGCTTACAAGGCGGGTGCTCTACCAGCTGAGCTATCGTGGCGTTTACGGACAGGGAGGGATTCGAACTCTCGGAACCTTTCGGTTCGACGGTTTTCAAGACCGTTGCAATAGACCACTCTGCCACCTGTCCCGAAATAAAATAAGAACGCTCCCTATCAAACAGTTACCTGTTCTTCCTGCCACCACAACAAGTGCGCCACACTACGCACGGGATGTTCTTATTAAAATGGAGCGGTCTGCCAGAGTTGAACTGCTCTTGTAAGCTGGAAGCTTACCGTGCTGACGTTACACTAAGACCGCGTGTTGTTACTTGGCTGCTGGACCTTCCTTTGGGGTGACCACGGTTGTGTCTGCTGCCTTGATTGAATCGGTGTTCAACTTAGTTGAATCAACTACCACTACGGTACTATCAGTGGTAACTTCACCCTGAACTTCTTCTGTCTTGGCACATGCCGTCAAACCAACTACTGCTACTGTAAGGATAAACTTGTACATTATGTACGCTCCATAAAATGAATAATGAAACAACCATTTAAAAATACTACGATACTACAAGTTGCCCTCCATGGAATCGAACCACGATTCGCTGATCCAAAGTCAGCTGTATTGCCATTATACGAGAGGGCAATGGTGGGAAGGGGATTGATAGATTCCACTCTATCCAGCACCCCACGGACTAGAACCGTTTCCCATGCTGTTGCAACATTCCACCAAGTTGCCAAGCGTGTACACCCGCGTTGTATACACAAAACGGTAGAGTTCATTAATTAACGTCAGACCACTCTACCAAGCTGACGGGATCAATTAGTGATTACGCTTACGATTCTTCCAACGATTTCTTCGTTTTTTCGAACCGACCTTTCTCCGACCTTTACCGCACTTTTTAGGATGTGGCATCTCGTTCTCCAAAAATGGTCCCTGAGGGACTTGAACCCCCGCACTTCGAATTATGAGTTCGCTGCTCTAACCGACTGAGCTAAGGGACCGATAACTTCTATACAAGAGTTACTATTGAAAATTTACATAACCAGTCCGCCCCGCAGGACTTGAACCTGCACATCTTCGGTATATAAGACCGCTGCTGTCACCATTTAGCTAGAGGCGGATAATTCTATTTTAGTACCGCGTACGGGAATCGAACCCGTCTTACCAGAGTGAAAGTCTAGCGTCCTAGCCGATAGACGAACGCGGCATCACATCAACATTAAAAATATACATAGTCTGTTACTGTTTGTCAAGCCTTGAATGATATCAAAATCCCCGATATGCCATAATATTAGTTATTTTTTCACCAACTACACTAATACTATCTACTACCTTTACTTTTTTATCATCCAAATATACTGTAATTTCATTTACCGATGTTCTGTTATTTTCACCGGAATTATTTACAACAATTCGAATTGATTTAAATTGTTCAAATAATTTTCGGTTTTCTTCCAATACAGCTACTTTACCAGTAAATACATTTTCGTTCCATTCCGACAGTACTACATCATCTGCGTATAGTGTACTTAATCGTTTTAAATCTTTTGCAGAAAATGCATCGAAGTATTCTTTTACTATGTTTCCAATAGGTTTTTCTCTACTTAGTGGAAACAACAACCACGCAACTAAATACACAGTAACAATTGGAAGTGGTGAAAAGAAAGAACAAATAAATACAAATCGGATGAATACAGGATCTATATTTAATTGCTCACCAATTCCTCCGCAAAATCCAGCAAGTCTTTTATTGGTTGCACTACGATAAAATTTTCTCATATATTCTCCTAGTTAGTCGGGGCGGAGGGATTTGAACCCCCGACCTCCTGCTCCCAAAGCAGGCGCGATACCAGGCTACGCTACGCCCCGAAGTGCTCTCGGTGAGACTCGAACTCACAAGCCTTGCGGCAGCAGTTTTTGAGACTGCCATGTATACCATTCCATCACAAGAGCGTTCATTACTTCCATTCATTCATTAACATTTTAAATGTGTAGTACAGCGGGAAAGGTGTTGTCCTGCAATCGGGTGATGAGTAGTTGCAACTCTTATCTGTGTATCGTCGTTATTCATCCTCAACTCAATGGAGTTGTTATCGGATATTTTTCTGCACGACCACCCCTATACATCGTCGTTATTCATCCTAACCCCAGGGGGTTTTCATCAGACGCCTTTCCATACGACCACTAACCGGCTAAGAGCCGTCCTGCTGTACTACATGGCTCGCTTGGGAGTCGAACCCAACTTTCTAGGTTATGATCCTAGCGTGACACCAGTTCACTTGCCAGCTACTGAAATTCTACACCTTGCCATATATTCAATGATTTCCTTATTTTCAAGTATAATCAATGCTTCTTCTAATGTCAAGTATTTAATTACCATAATATTCTCGTGTTGTAAAACATAACGACAGGACTTACGACATAAGACATTCCATTCTTTCTGTTCGCCTACTACCAGTGGGTTGGTGGTTATCGTTATGTTTAGAGCACGTGGCGGGAATCGAACCCGCGTCTCTAGCTTGGAAGGCTAGGATAATAGCCATTATATGACACGTGCGGCGAGGTCTTTTTCACGCAGTTCCTCATCTTCGGTCTGGCACGATTCCAGACGAGTTGCGCTTGCTTTTAAGCTGCTTTCAACCCCCACAACTATTTTTTATTCAGAAAAATACTTATTCAAAGTTTCTAACTTATCATCGGCATCAACAAGCATCTGTAATGCTTCTTCTGCATTCTTATAAAAATCACCAGTAGAATGGTCACCAATCCCAACAGGAACATTCATCAACAAGTCCAGTGAGAGAAGTGCCTTCTGTCGTTCTGCTTCTGCTTGCGTTCGTAACATTTCAACTACACGTGCTTTCATAATAACCTCCATTAGTAAAATGGACGCTGAGGGATTCGAACCCCCGACATTTTGCGTGTAAAGCAAACACTCTAACCAGCTGAGTTAAGCGTCCGTTGTTGTCTATGAAGCCCTTTCACAAAATGTCGGACAACGCGACTACCGAGCGCAAGTATACGCGTATCAAGCTGGGCCGCCCTCGGAATTAAAAATGGATCCAGTCGGGATCGAACCGACGACCTTTCGCTTGCAAAGCGGATGCTCTCCCAGCTGAGCTATGGACCCGTGTTGTACGGAATTAAATTTAACAAGTATTCCTGATTTGTCAAGAACCATTCATACGTTAAATTTTCTGGTATTTCTATTAATTGGTTTTGACCACGTTCTAAAATGGTTAATCCCAACTCTATGTTAAATGTTTTAACAGAAAAATCTGTACGTTGACTTCTGAATTTTGCTACTGCTTTCCACACATCTCCTGTCCACAATCCACGTTCACATAATTCTGTGTGGTGTGGCATTGGTGAACGTTGCATCAATTCGGTATGTGGTTTTGTATCGTGAACAAATATGATACCATTATCATTTAGATGTCGAATGCTGTTATCTATATCTCTTAGGACTTGATTACATTCGTGGTCACCATCAATGAAAATAATATCATACATTTCGGTACAGTTTTCAAAAAACTCATCAGATGTCATAGGGTATAACATATCTTTGTTATATGGATCTACCCCGTGCTTGATTGCACATTCTACATTGTAAAATGTACCACCGTTACTAACACCGATTTCTAAGTATCTTGTATAATTTCGTTCAGCAATTACAGAATTAAATAATTCAAACATATTTTCTCCAAGAGCGAGAGATGGGATTCGAACCCACGACAACGTGCTTGGCAAGCACGGACTCTACCACTGAGCTACTCTCGCATTTACTACACAGGACCAACTTCATAATGCGTCAATACTTTTCCTTTTAATGCTGCTTGTGCATCAACATCATTACGAAACATCGTAATAGCTGCCGTTGCTTCAGGTGCCATATATGTAAAATCCATACTACCACCATCAAAATATATTTTTACTAAATATTTACTCATATAGTTAGTGCTCCTGGTCGGACTCGAACCGACAAGCCTTGTGAGCGAGAGATTTTAAGTCTCTTGTGTTTACCGATTTCACCACAGGAGCAAAATTGGATGAGTTGTTGTAGTATCCTCTCATTTTATAGAGAAGAATTTACCTATCATCATTAGTGCCATCCTCACTAATGTTTATCCATACACGTTGATTTCTACTTACGGACTCTTCCCCTGCACCGTTGTAGTGGTGTCTCGACGTAAGGATCATAGAGAAGTCGTGTGGCGCGGGTTTAAACCATACCGCGGGTAAATTCTACAACCACCTTTACATTTTTTAATCAGCAGTGCCCCCACTAGGACTCGAACCTAGAACTTACTGGTTAAAAGCCAGCTACTCTGACCAATTGAGTTATGGAGGCGTTTAACTTACACAAGTAATATATATTACCCACGTACAAATGTCAAGCCCCCAATCTAAATAAATAGTAAATATTATTTTTTTCGTTTTTTTGGAGTCTTTTTTACGGTTGTAGATTTTACTTTTATTCTAGCTTGCCACGATTTCTTTGGTTTTCTCGTGTGTGACTTTCTTCGTGTCCATGCCATATATACATTTCTCCTATTAACGGAAGAGGTGGGATTCGAACCCACGGTAGGAATTACCCTACGGCTGTTTAGTAGACAGCTGCCTTAAACCACTCGGCCACCCTTCCAACACTCACTGATAATCAGCTCTCCAAACATTGCTTGTTTCTGAGTAACTTTCATTCAATATTTTTAACGAGTATTCTACGTAATTATCACCATCAAACCAACCAGAACCCTTATGCTTAACCATATCTACATATCCACGAAGTTGAATTTTTGTGATATTATGGTTACCTGCTTGTAGAAAATATTGTACAGTTCCACCTTTATCGTGACTAATAGTTAATTGTAACTTATCACTTCCAAATTCTTTCCACAATTGTTCCAAATCTTCATGTTGTCCTTTATGTGCTTTAAATTCATTTGGATAATGACAAGAAATCCAATTAAATTTATGTAGATTAGCACATTCTCGTGACAATCCCACAAAATCATTTCTAACCTTTTGTTGTTGCAAATTAAAAACTAGTCGTGGATTGTTTATATAATGTTTATCCGATAATCGTTCGTTTACTGTTAATTTCCGTATCATATAATCGTATGTTAATGAATTTTCATCATATATGTCCATACGCACAGGTTCATCAAAGATATATTCTTTTTCTTTGTATCTGAAATTATACGGATACGCATCTCCAGCCAACGAAACAAATACAGAACGATTAACCGTTGTTAATCCTTGAATTGAGTCCAAATGATTTTTAAAATTTGGAAGAAACTCAATGTCGGTGTCGGTATGAAAAATCCAATCGGCATCAAAGAAATTATATTTTTTGGAATAGTCAAACATCATATTCATGTTTAACCCAATCTTTGCAAACCAATGTTGGCTTTTCATAAACTCTACTGATTTTTCTGGAAGTTCCATTTCATTAACATTACGAACTTCTACGATATCTTCCAATCCAAAATCTTTAACACGTTGCCACGTTAAACTATCTTCTGATTTTTCTGGATTTGCATTGTTAAAAAGTATAACCTTAGTTTCAAAATGTGGAACTACGTTAACTTTTAAAGAAGCCAAATAAAGATTTATGTATCGTAAATCTTCTTCTTCATTTGTTTTTCCACAAGTTGATAGTATCAAAATTTTCATAATTTCTCCAAAATACGGAATGGACGGGACTCGAACCCGCAACCCCCGCAGTGACAGTGCGGTGCGCTAACCGATTGCGCCACCACTCCCAGCAACAATTATTTAATTTTACTCTGCGTTACTGTTTCGTAAAGTTTTTCAAACTCTTGATGCGTTGCTACTTCGTCATCAAAATTCTGCTTGTGATACGTCTTTGCTAACTTACGAAAAACTTTCTTGTTAAGTTGAAGTTCTTCACAGATATCATTGATAATGTTTTTCTGTAAGTCTCGTTCTGCGGAAATTCGTGTCATAGATACACTCATATCCTTTAATGCACCTTCCAACTTCAACTTGTCATTCGGTGTTAAATTCATAATAACCTCGTTGTTGTGATGTTGTAAATAAAATGTTTTTCGTTATGAATCTTCTTTTTCTAAGAATCTAGCAATGTATACAGTTCCACCCACTGCACACATCATAACCACTAAAAATATTAGAATTGCGGATAACATATTTTCTCCTATGGTAAGCTCCCAGAGAGGGACTCGAACCCCCGACCCGGTGATTAACAGTCACCTGCTCTACCGACTGAGCTATCTGGGAATATTGTGAGATTCGCACTCACTTGGGGTCATTCAGCAACATCTACATATCAGCAGTTGCCACCGATATGTCTCTGGTATCAGCCTTCACCCCTAGCTTACCAAATTAAAACTTATCTTCCTTTATGGTACTATAACTACCTTTGCATTATCCGAAACTGTTCCAATTGATGCCGAAACAAATGTGGTTCCTGGCGCGATACCCAACAAAAGACCAATATTCGACACTCGTGCTGTTGCATTGTTAGTGGTGGTCCACTCAAACGGACGACCATTCAGTGCTGCGACACTCAAAGGAACACTATCAGCATCAAATGCTGTGGCTGTGTATTGACGGGTAGCACCCACCTTCAGGTCTGAACTATCAGGTGAAACCACAATGTAATCAATACCCACTTCTGTTACATTCACCACCAATGTACCCACTCTGTTTTCAACAACACAAGTAATAATCGTGGTACCGTAGGTAAGGCCTGTGATTACACCCGTTGCAGAAACGGTAGCAATGGATTCATCACTACTATGCCAACCAAATGTGCGTTGTGCAGCGGTCAGTGCTGTACCTGAACTGTTACGCAAATCTGCGACAACTGTTGCAGGGCGTCCAACATGAGCTGGCTTAGGCAATGTGAGAAGTACACGAGCGACAGGAACCAAAGATACCGTGACGTTCAACGTACCTGTTTTTCCACCCGAAGTTGCGGTAATAGTAGTTGTACCTGCCGACAATGCAGTAATCAATCCTGTTGCGGACACTGAGGCGACGGCTGGCGTGCTTGATGTCCAAGTAGTGGTGAATGATGTCAGTGTATTATTTCCACTGTCCCGTGCAACAGAGGTTGCCTGTAATGTCTGACCAACAAAAAACGTAGGCGGTACAGTTGCCGTTACTGTGACAGTAGCTACTGTTGGGTCTGTTACGAAAATCGTAGCAGTTGCGAATTTACCACCCACTGCCGCTGTAATTGTAGCTTGACCCTTGGATACTCCTGTTACTAACCCATTAACAACTGTTGCGACCGATGTATTATTTGATGACCATGCAACTGTTTGATCTCTCATAACAGAATCACGTTGATCTTTAACAGTGGGCGTGATGTTAATTGTACGTCCAATTTCAAGTTGTGTAGCAGTAACATTTAATGATACTGTTGTTACCGCCGGTGTTACTGGAGCCGTAACAACGGCTTCTTCCGTGCACGCGGTAATACTCAATGCCAACAATGTTCCATACAAAATACGCTTCATTTTTTTCTCCTACTAAGGTAATCCGACACAACCGAGTGTTGTGCCTTCTAAGCCGGGATATCCCGACACAGGCCCACTAGGACTCGAACCTAGACAAACGCTTTTGGAGAGCGTTGTGCTGCCAATTACACCATGAACCCAGAGTACACCAGGCTAGAGTTGAACTAGCGACCTTTCGTGTATCAGACGAATGCTCTAACCAACTGAGCTACTGGTGTGCATCTTACAAAATGGGAGTGGTTGGACTCGAACCAACGTAGATTATTAATCGGCAGATTTACAGTCTGCTGCCATTGCCGCTAGGCGACACTCCCAAACTACTATTTTTTCAAATCGTTTTTGATGTCTCGTTTGACCTTTTTAAGATAACCAATTCGCGTTTCATTGTCAACGAATGGTACACTCCAAAACTGTCGTGTATTTGTCTTAAACCACCCAAATACAAATGAATATACTCCTAATACTAACCGTAATTTTACGGCATTGAAATATAACATATATACAGGAAGTGCGGGTGCTCCGTGTGTTAAGTATGTACGAACCTTTTTGTGTGACAATAATGGTTTTGGATAACCATATTTTGGAATTAACGGAACAAACTTATATGCGAATCCTGGTGTGAATACCACATCAAAGAATTCTTCCATTAGTGGTGTACACCGAAACCACCACACAGGTGATATAATGTAAATTCTATCTGCCCATGTCACCAACTCTTGATAATGTTTAATAACTTCTTTCTTTTTGATGGAAAGATCATCTTTATAGAGGTCAATGACTTCTATGGTTTGTGTAGATTCATAGCTTGCGTTATTAGTTAATTCGTCTTTAATGGTTTTAAAAATACCATTATAACAAAAACTTTTCTTATCAGGATGTCCGATGACTATTAAATTGTTCATTTCACTCCTTGTAAAAGTTATAAAACAATAGCGGGGGAGGGATTCGAACCCTCGACCTCACGATTATGAGTCGTGCGCTCTCACCAACTGAGCTACCCTGCCACTTTTCGAATGTATACTTTAAACCAAATAAATATTTTATCTAAATTGGAAAACGTTCTCCAATTCTTAACTTCGTTAATTGTACGATAACATCCTACACAACGTGTACCTTCAAGTTTACATATTTTTTTACACGGAGAATTTATAACCACCGAAATATTCCTGTTATGTCAATTAGTATCCATACCGCATTGACAATAACCATTGGATAATCTTTCTTATTAAAGAAACTGTGTAACATTCCACCGTGTCCAAAAAAGAAAAGTAAATATGGTATCCACATAGGAATGTTAGGAATTCTACCAGCTAATATAATTCCACCCACAATTAAAATTAATACAGCCCACCATTTACGTTTAACAATAATGTGCTCTTCTGTTTCTGTTAAAGTTACTGGTTTCGCAAATAAAATATTTTTCATTTATATTGACCAGTATCTATTGAATTCTGGATATCACCACCTTGTAACACTTCTGGTTCGGTATCCCCTATAAACATAATAACACCAAAAAATATCATTACAACAATAACCAAAGTAGTTGCGATTACTTTTTTAACTTGTTTAGTATCCATAATATAATCTCCTATAAAAAGGTGCGAGCCAGATTCGAACTGGCGTGGGATTTCTCCAAAGGTTTTGCAGACCCGTGCCTTCAGCCACTCGGCCATCGCACCGTATGCTCCTGGAGGGACTCGAACCCCCAACCCACTGAGTAGAAATCAGTTGCGCTATCCAATTACGCCACAGAAGCAGTTAATGTATTTGACCAAATTACAAAATATATTTTATTTACCTAAACTATGTCGAATAGGTTTTCCTGTTTCATCAACACACACAAATACCATCTCATCAATATCAACAATAACTTTTTGTGTAGTTAAATCTCGTACTTGCACTTCCAAAGTAATAGAAGTTTTTCCAACGGTTTTTAACGCCACTCCGATTTCAACAACATCCCCTTGATATGCAGGTGCAACAAAGTTAATAGCAGACATACTTTTTGTCACAACTTTTTTATGTCGGGTTTCAATTGCCGCATAAATTGATGCTTCTTCGTCAACCCAAGCCAAACACCGGCCCCCGAACAATGTGCCGTTTATATTTAAATCACCTGGTTGCACCAATTTTCTAGTTAAGAATCTCATAAAATTTTTGTTTAAATGTTATGCCCCAAGCAGGAGTCGAACCCACAACCCTCTGATCCGAAGTCAGATGCTCTATCCAATTGAGCTATTGAGGCGTATCAGGTAGGAGGGAGTCTCTCCCCCCGTTCCACAGGCGGGTGCCCCTACCATCTGGGCCGCATACCTGAATTATGTTTTCATATAATACCATTGGGAATAATTATATTTTTCTTACGCTGCCATCTTCGTTTTCGGTACACTTTCGAAACCAAATTACGCCTGCTTCATTTCTATGTTTTCCGAAACACAATACCGCGGTGATACCAAAATTCCACGGATCATTAGGGTTAACCTTCTTGCCATTCACTCGTAACTGCGTGGGATTCTTTTTGAACTGTCCTTTACTCTTGACGAATCCAGCCGATTCAAAGACATCCAGTATGGTTTGTTTTTCTGGTAATTCAATAAATCGTAAACCAACTGCGAACACACAATCTGCCACACTATTTCTATCCAGCTTCGTACATGTCATCACATCTTCTAATGAGGTGATATCATTAAAATCTTCGGGAGTTAAAAACGGCTTTTCATCATCCATGTATTAATCCCATAATCCTTCGTAATATTTTCCAAACAATCGAAGTCCATTAATGATACGTACTTGGTTTACATATTTTTCCGTCCAAGTGCAATTTTGTTTACTTTCAAAGGCAAAAATCATTTCATCCATGACCCAATCCCATCGCTTAAAATAATTGTCATCCGTATCCCAATCATTTTCAGTCGGTGGAGCTGCTGATTTGCGAAGGTGTTCGGGAACATCTTCGTCATCAACATGTGGTGCGCCGTGTTTTGTTTCTTTCAATTGCTTAAGCATAGGAAGAATGATATGCGCTAATGTCACATCCATGCTCCATGTATCCCATGGATCAATTTTCACAGAAATCTTCTGTTCTTTGTTTGAATCTTTTGGATAGCGACCAATGGAAACTTTCATATTAATATTCAACCTTGATATAATGTTCTGTTGTGAGATGCATCTTTTTACGATAGAAATGTTTCATCTTGTAAGCCAACATTACAACTACAACTATAAAATTGAAAATATAATTCATCATCAATGGAATATTCCACAACATAATAGCATACGTTGTCATGAATATTTCACCAATAAACCAAAGTAACAACATAGGCCAACCGATATGACATCGTTTATCCGTAATGGTTCTAAACAACTCCGGAATAGCATTAATCGTGAGAAAAATACTCCCTATATATCCAATCGTTTCCATATTATTTACCCAAATGTTTTTATGCACTCGGAGGGACTCGAACCCCCAATCCATTTCTGGAACTTGCTCCTAAGGCAAGCGCGTAGACCAATTCCGCCACGAGTGCAACAACTACTTAAAACTTCGTCTGGTCACGTTCCGCAGAACACGCCATATGGTCAGCCCAATGAATAATATACGGAAGATTTGTTTTCATTGGATATACCGAATGATTCTTCAAATAAGCCTTGTTACTATCATCATACATACCATCAGACAACTTGATTGCAATAAATTCCTTTTCCGTAACAGGAATCTCAAACTTTTGTAGAAGGTACAATGCACGGTCAGTAACAGTCATATACTGAATGTTATCATTGTACTTGTACATCTCCCCACGTTTACGATGCCAATCACTGTCTTGGTCAAGATAATAAGCACCTTGCTCATTACCCAACTTACCCAAGTCGTGATGTAATGCTGCGAAAATCATTTCTTGCTTGGTAAAATCAATATCACCACCGATTGCTTTGTATACGGTAGCGACCTTCATAGATGCCTCTGCAACGTGAACTACGTGGTCAAGGTATCCGCCAGGAAATGCATTATGATAGTGAACCTTTCCCGATGCAGGTGCTGAAATAAGCTGCTCTCCAAACACTTCATACATCTGATTTAGCTTTTCTAGACGAGAATCTTCGGCAAGAAATGCATTGAACTTCTCTAAGTTTTTCTTAGCTTTCTCTTCGTAGTCAAACATAACCGTTTCCTTAGTAATTAAAGTTTTGGAAATCCTCTGTATACAACTCCCTTAACAAATATAACAGTGTGGGGTCCGAAAAGTCAACCCCCAAATTATTAGGATATCTTCTATATAAAGTATTATCTAAATTATACCCTAATTTATTTTTTATGAAATTCGATAAATTTTCTCTATTTTCGTATTTAAAAATAGTTAATTTTTGTTGTGGTCCTTCCAATAAAAAAGTTTGTGATACAATAAACGGTACTCGTAAACAATTATCTGTATAACTTGTTATAGATTTACCAAATCTATCTTTAATACTATCGGCCACGTTGGTCCAATAATCACTTTCACCATTTTTATATACTGCTCTAAAAAAATCTTTACGTTGACTTTTTAATATCAACATATCTTTTATAAAGAGTATTGTATCTAGTGTAGTAGGTAATTTATCAACGTGTACTTTACACTTACCACACATACATACACTAAAAATGTGATTTAATCCAGACCGAAATCTATTCACAGGATGACGAACAGTTGTAAATGAATCAAGTATTCCATACTGAGATATTAATTCTTCGTATGAACTATGCGTCTGTTCATTTACATCCATATAAGGGAAAAATGTTCTCATCACTGCCGTAGATGCAGTTTTGGGAACATTTACCCATAACCATTGTTTATCTTCAATTTTAGATTGAATTAACATTTTATACTATTAAGGTCACCCTATTTGTTCTAGATTGCTGTCTGGTCCATAGTTCAAAGATTGTAGGAACCGTTGGTACTTTTAGTAATACCATATTTACATCATCCAATAGCTTGTCTGCTTTTTTATTATTACACGTACTACAACTTGTAACTACATTTGTCCACTCATCCTTACCACCCTTTGCTACTGGATGTATGTGGTCACGAGTAAGAAACTCATGTGATTTCATCTGATTACGTGTACGTCCGCAATACTGACAAGTGTATGCGTCACGGACAAATAGATTTTTTTGTGTAAGTAATGCTGGCGTCCTAAATACCCGACGACCCTTGATATAGTGTTTCAGAGCAATCATCAGTGGTATAGGAAACGTTTGCCTTGGTGACCGTACCACCAAATTCGGATGTTCCTCAACTATGATAGCCTTTCCTTCCAAAAACATCAACAATGCTCGTTTGGAAGATACCACTGTAATGGGTTCGTACGTGGCATTTAGAACAACACACTTTGTTGTTTCCAACGCCATAAATTTACTCCTGAGGTTTGATATCGTTTAGTAATTGATTGATACTCTTGTCCGTTAACATTTGTAATATGTCACGTGCCTTTGCTGCTGTTTCGTAATCTTCTTCCTCAATAGAATATTTCATAGCATCCTTCAAAACAATTTCGTACTCAGATTGTCGTACAACAGCAACGTGAGTATGTTTGTTGTTTATAGGATTTATCTGGAATAGTTCTACCTTATCTAAATTTTCCCGAATACCTTTTTTAATTTGTTTTATTAAATATTTGTATACTACTAATCTATTTTCATTCAGAAATTTCTGAATTATATAGAAAGGTTTCGGTGGTAGGTTTAACATTACTTATCCTTCTTTTTAATATTCTTTTTCTTAGTTACTTTCTTAATTACTTTCTTCTTTGCCGCAGTTTTTGTAGGAGTGTCGGTTTCACCCGTTTCTACTCCTTTACAAAATACTCGTCCATCGGTATGAACATATCTGGTTTTGAAATGCCACCCACGAGGAAATTTTTCACCTTCTGGTTTTTTCTGTGTACTGGGTGGTGGTGCAATCATTCGTTGTACGCAGTATGCGCAGGTCACTCGACCAATATCCGCTGCAACTTCTACTTCTTCATTATTACATTCACCACAAGTCAAATACCTACGACCAGTAACCCGAAGTGCTTCCGTCTTTGTCAACCGCTTAATTCTACGCTTCAATGCCATGTTAACCTCGTGCTTTCCAAAGTCTGTATTGTTTATTCCACCGAGCTTCGAGAAACTTCACTTTGTTTTTTGCCCAACTAGGAGAGTTTAGTTCTTTAACTATGTCGTTTAATTCAAGTATGCGAATTCTTGCGTTAAACAACTGTGCTAAAGTTTTTGCTTCGACAATCAACGACATCACCTTCATATATTCGGATTCAATATACTCTTTTTTTGAGTCTGTTCCAAATATACTGTTAAGGTAGTGTTTAATTTCTTCATACATTGTTTACTCCAACAAAATGTAAACACTAACCGTTAAGTGGACCTGAGGGGAATCGAACCCCTGTCCGAGATTGCTTCCTACTAAATGTTTATGTGTGTAGTCAGTTATTTGAATTCATTCAGTTCTCATTAACTAACAAACGTAAACTGAATATAGAACCGAAGTATCACCTTGAATACGGTTCCTATCAAGGCTATACCACATAAATGAACAAATTAACCCTATGCGGTAATCTCAGATTAATTCGTCAGGCTGCAATTAAGCAGCGAGGGCTAAAGTATAGTTGCCAGTTAGATTTTTTGGTCTGTTTTACTCGTCTTACCAAACGAGACACAAAACTTAATCATCCACACCCCGTCGAAACCAGGACAGGCCCGTATCTACTATACATAGATATACTGTAATATAAAAAGACCAACTTGATTTGTCAAGTCGGTCTTAATATATAGTACCAAATAATAAATTTATACCACAGCTCTACCTTTATCTTGTTCCCAATCACGTTCTGGTCTTACTTCAATGTTCTTTTCCCATACCGCTTTCAGTAGCGGTGCAGAATGACCATTTTGTTCACTATATCGAATCAGTGCATTTAAGTCTTTTGGAAAACACGTTCCACCGAATCCAAAACGCCCATCGTGTCCAGGTACTTGCCAATGACTTGTACCCAATCGTGGATCTAAACTTAATATTTTTTTAATGTGATCATATTTAATGTCAACTTTTTGACATATTTGGTAAATTTCATTAAGAAATGCGACTTTCGTAGATAACATTGTATTTGCCACATACTTAATCATTTCCGCTTCTTTTGCTTTTGATATCCATACTTGTGACTGCGGAAATCTTTCGTAATATAATGTTGATACTGGCTTTATGTCTAATCCAGTGTCTCTTTCGGAATATCCTAATGTAATATTAATCTGTGATACGAAGTCGTTGATATAATTTCGTTCTGTTAAAAATTCTGGATTGAAACATACCGTGATATTTGGAAATTCTTCTGCCAGTTTATCGGTTGTTCCTGGTTCTACCGTAGATTTTAGTACGCATATTGGTTTGTGACCAACCTCTACGCTTGCAATATCTCGAAATACGTTACGAACAATATCAATATTACAGGTACCATCGCTATTCATAGGTGTAGGAACACAAATAAAAATTATTTGTGCTTTGGTAACTACATCTTGTATAGAACTTTCTGTACAGTTCTTATTGATGTCGTATGTAACTACTTTATTTATGGATTTGAAACCTTCGTTTACTGCCGTACCTACATAACCAAGTCCTATAACACCTATGGTATTCATGTTGCCCTCGTAATTGGACCTATATTAGATCTTTTACTATACCAACCATCATTTGTTGATATATCGTGAATTTGTTTAAATGCCGCATCGTACTTGTGTGCCAACTTGTACATATCATAATTTTCAACTGCAAAATTTCTAACATATTCTCTGGAAATTTCACCGTTTTCTATACGTTCCAGTCCAGCTAAATAATCTCCCAACGTTCTACACTGAAATCCTGTTTTACCGTGTTCAATTGTTTCTGTAAAACTTCCATATGACGAACCAAGAACAGGAGTACCACACAATTCTGCTTCTACGGTTACTCCACCAAATGGTTCAACATAACGAGTTGGCATAAATACAGCCATTGCATTACCTAAAAATTCAGAACGAGATTTACCGTGAATTGGTGGAACATATGTTATATTTGGAGCAACTAAATATGGAGTTGGATCTCCTTGACCACAAATTTTAAATTCCAAGTCTGGTCGTTTTAGTGCTATTTCTTTTACTATATGCACACCTTTTATATCGGATAATCTGCCAAAATATGCAACATATTTTTCTGGATTTGGATTGAAGTCCCAATCATCCACTTTAAAGTAATTTGCTATTACCCAATTGTAATCATGTCCACTCTTACCTTCTCTACCAATTTCATAATGGTACCATGCATTACTCTCAAAAATACGGAAACTTTGATATGAATTGGGATAACCAATTCCAGTTTCTACTTTTGGATTAGTAAAATCAGAGATTGCCGATTCGTGTGCATATCCGAAAGGTAAGCAAATAATATCGTGTGTGTCAAGGTTTCGTGCAAGTTGAATTTTCAATCGTTCATTAAATATTCTGTAAAGTTCATTTCCGGTATTTGCCAAATCACCAATAAAATCTGTCGGCATAACGTCCCGATTTCCATACAATTCTTTAAATAATTTTGTACGAATACCGGTCCATTCGTCAAATGACATTAGATTGACATCATACACCGCACCACTGTGTGCACCCTCAACACCGTAATGTATAACGTCATATCCAACCGATTGCATCATTGGAGCAAAACGTTTTACCTTACCAGTAAAGGCACAGTGACTAAATTCATATGTTGTTTGGGTATGTGGAATACCTAGTAAATGTAACCGCATAAAAATTAGAATTTAATTTCTAAACGAGTTAACTGGTCTTTTAATGCTTCCACATATTTTTGTGGGGAATCTGGTAGTTGCGCTTCTAGTATTAACGCTTCAATTTCTTCTACCGACAATTTTGTAATAAACTGTTCATTTGGATGAATCTTTGATGCCATAACCTAACTCCTTGTGAATAACCGTACTCATATAAGTACAAACTTCAATGTACCAAAAAACAAAAATGGGAGAGTTTTTCACTCTCCCATTTAAGTTCTACTTAGAGCGTTTGCGTATTACGCGAGCGTCCAAGCGGAGATGTAACGACCCTTAGCCTGCGGCGGGTAAGATAGGTGTGAACGTCATCCGCCGTTACAACGCCATCCGTGCGACGGCTGGCCAGACTACGGAGGTACGAAGAAATGCGACGGGTCGTAGCCTCACGCTCCTGCGTGTTGTAGGTCTTGACCGTGAAACGGGTGTTGCGATTGCGATTTGCCATAAACATAACCTCTTTATAAAAAGTTTGATGCTATGAGATATCCGATATTTGTACGAGCGTCACCACATTGGCGGGTGGGCTTCGGAACTGTCTCGTTCAGTACCAACACATTTAATATATGTCGTAGTGTTTACTTTGTCAATACCCCTAAAAAATCTGGACAATTACTAAATTAGATTTATTTATTAGAAGTTAAAATTGGTGTATTGAAATCAAAGCTTTCGTCCAAAACAAATACTTTCTGATTGATAGCGGCGCTGATATTGTTAAGAATTGCAACGACATCAGTACTTTCGATATCACCATACCACAACTTACCAAACTCACGAGTTGCGATTGATACATTGTGTAACGCATGCTTGCTGAACGAAACGTTACCTACCTTTCCACATAGCTTCGAAGCTACGTCAACTGCTGGTTGTACATCTTCTGCTTGCCAGAACATAATTGCCTCATGATTGAGGTTCTTGATTCGTCACCTGTGGTGACACGGATTCCATCATTTCATTATACTGAATAGTATAACACGTTGTACATAAACAGGGTGATTGTGGTATATTCTTTCTTCTGATACCATTTAAACCACATTCTTGACACACCTTTGCCGATTCCCTTTCTATCTTGTACGAGATACAATCTAACACATACTCTTGGTCTTTGTCAAGTACTGGCGTAAATATAACATTTAGCATAGAATGGCGTATACTAATATTATCTATATTAGCAAATGATAATTTACTAGCTATAGCGTACGCTTTCTCTATTAACGTATGCCATCCTGGCTTTGTTATTGCTTTAGCTTGATCTATTTTCATATTTTGTTTTTTCTTTTCTTTTCTTTTTGCTTCTTTTTCTTTTCTTTTATAGGCTTATGTCTTGGGCATGACAAAGCCCCTAAAAACTTAGTATATAGTTTTTAAATTATTTTGATTTACCGCACGTGCACGTACGGGTTGTGTTTTATATGTAGTGACTGTTAGCCGGTAAACGGCAACTTTTTCATTTCACGAAAAATTTCGTCGGCAGAAGCTCTAGAAATTTCTGTATCATGTTGTTCCTGTTCAAATTTAATTTTCTTTGACTTCTGAGGAACTTTTCCACTTAATTTCTTTACTAACTGAGCAATTTGCTTATCTGACGGTATCATTTGACCTCTTTATTTCCAGGGTTCTTTGTTTTCATTATCATCTTCTTCATCATCATCCGAATTATCTTCAAACAACTGCCGAAGTTCTTCAACATCTTTTTCTGTCATTTTACTATATGTAGGATCATTTTTCATCTTTTCGATAAGTCCTTCGAACGACGGGGATGAATGCCTACCATCTTCTGTTTTGAACACTTGAAGCATCGAGCGTGGGTGCATGTTTTGACTGTCAAATTCCTTTGTTGCTGCTCCCAATGCATCTACGAAGTTCTCAGATGCTTCCATTGTAGCCTGTGTCATCTGTTGTATTTTATTAATTTCTATATACGTGGTTTTTGCTATCGTAAGTATTTCCGTTACAGTAGCTACCATCTTTGATACTAATATAACTAATACAATTGTACCAACAAGAAATCCACCTGCTAACAAACCTAATATAAAATTTTCCACTCTAACCTCACTTGTTATCCTATACCAAACCCTGTTTGATTACGAAATACGATTGGCATCTCGCATGGTTCAAACTCGTCTATAACTGAGTTGTATTTATACCACAATTTCATACTATTCGTTTCTATATTAGGTCGAATAATATTAACCATGCTTTTTTCGATTACTGCGTACTGATATGTAGAACCATCTGCTAAATCACGAAGATTATTTTTAACTGCGTAGATAGCATCTTCAAGTTCCGTACATATCAACGGTGTTCTTCTTATTCCCAATGGAATGAGATTTCTAATATCAATTACCGTAACGGTATATACTGTATTAGAAATCATCGTGCGAAAACTCACCTGAGTCCGATTCGTATTTACGTAGACGAGTTTTTAACACACTAACTTCAAATAATAATTCGTTTGTGGTTTCTACTTGACTGTAATACTTTTCACGCCACTCATCTACTTCTTCACGAAGAGATGCGATTTCTTCTTTCACCGCGTCTAATTCTTCACGTAATTCTCTTCGAAGTACTGCATGTTCATCAACTACGGTTTTACTCAACCATAGTTTTTCAATGAGTTTTAGGAATACACCACCAATTATGGCAGCCCCACCTGCGGTAGCCGCTTCGGTTGAAAATATATTCAATTCTGGCATTATTTAGTTATGTTAAATTTAACCAGAACCTTTTTCATAAGTAATCGAAACTGTGTCAACCTTGTTAAGCTAAATAAAACACCGGCGCCTAAAGCATTTAGTACATCGTGCCAGTGAATACGTCCATGCATTAGTATTCCCACTAACACACCAAATACAAATACCATAGTGCATAACATGTTTACTTCTGTGTTGTTTCTCATGACATATGAAATTATTAGTATACACAACCAATTATAAATATATCAATTTATTTTATCAATTCCAAATCTTTTGCTGGTGCTGAAAATCTAACATATTTATCAAATTCCATCGCTACCCAAACACGAGGTTCACTGTCAATCAGCTCATCAATGTGAGGGCTGGATAGTAATATAACGTTATACCCAGAAGTTTTTAATCTAGCGGTTGCACCGGTGATTAATCCCGACTGTTCATATGAGAGTGAATTCATAAATTCAACCTCACTTCAAACTATCTAGTACGTACGAATTGCAGAGTGGTTCAACCTTCATAACAATTAATGTATCACGAGAGGAACGTGCGATACTCAACAACGAAGGGCACGACACCCGTGTCCATTCGTCTTGTTGTGCCTGCTGATCTTTATCAGAGGTGTACCCAAAATACAGCAGTGAACAAATACATGCAACAGTGAATGCCCAAAATCTTACATTAGACCAATTAATCTTCCTCGTCGTCGTATTCTCGTTCGTCATCATCATAACCCTCTTCAAAAAGTTCAGTGTCATCTGCCAAAACTTCGGCGCCAATAATACCATCTTCTGTAATAAAAGATGAGCTGTCCAACGCTTCTTCTACATAAGTTACGGCGTCCAATGCATCCTCACCATAACAGACAATATTTACAGGAACAACAAACTTCTGCATCTTCTTCATATTTAATACCTCATTACAATTTTGTCAAGCTACTATTATTTAAATAGTGATTAAATTCCGTTAGGTGTCATTGACCATGTAATATCTTCTACATCAGTTTCATTCAATATAATTGAATTAACGTCTTTTTGAAAATCGTTTAAATTATCCAACTCAAATAATGTTTTCTTATAAACATATTTAAAAACACCAACCTGTGCCAACACATCTGCTTTGTTAATGATTAAATCTGTAACGCCGTTGATGTTCGTTGCTTGAATTACACCATCCAAATCCAACCATCTAATTTTTCTCTTACGTCCCGTGGTTGCGCCAAACTCACCACCAATCTCTTGAATCTTTTGTAAAATAGAATCATTTTCATCTTGAAAGGTAGTTTTAAATCCTGAATAGGTTTCATACGCTTTCATTATACCAAAAATGTGTCTAAGTTTTTTTGGTGGAATACCATTTAAACAAGCTGCGCCTACGGTGCAATGGGACGATGTTACGTATGGGTAATCTCCCCAATCAATATCAATTTGAAATCCTTGTGCACCCTCACACAAAATTCGTAATGGGGTAGAATTTACATGTAAAAAGTTGTACAATGGGGTAGAATTTACATGTAAAAAGTTGTACAAATCAATAATTTCATATGGTAAATCCGTACTGTTATATTTGACTAATTCGGAAATCCGGGTACCAGTACGGGCATACTTATCACGATATGTTGGTCCAATACCTTGTCTAGTAGTTCCAATCTTGGTATCTGTACCATCTTCTTCGATGTGTTTATTGGTGGTAACGTGTACACGTTTATCTATATAAACTTTACCGGTAAATCCCAAACTCCGCAACATATCTAGTTCTTCATATAGTTTCTGTATGTTTACGACACAACCAGGACCAATGATACTAGGAATTCCATATAAAATTCCAATCGGAACTTGGTGCGTAACAACTTTCTGACCATTGTGATAAACGGTATGTCCTGCGTTTGCTCCACCATTGTATCGCAAAACAACATCATAATTTTTTGCAAGATGATGTGCAACTTTACCCTTACCCGTGTCACCTGCTTGTAAATCTACAATTACGTCTGCGTAACCAATCATATTTATATCCTCATTTAAATACTATCAAATTTTATTTTTTCAATAACAAAAGTATCACCTGGATCTGTTTTACGACCCCACGGGAACGCAACTTCTGAATGTGTCAAAATATTTTTTTCTTTTGCGTCTGGGTATCGTTTGTATAAACTTGACAACAGTACACCCAAACTTTTATACTGCTCTTCACTGTACGGGGTTCCGTTTTTTCCCTGCAAACAAATTCCAATACTAAAACTATTCCACATAGTAAATCCGTTGTGTAAGGAAATCCCAGCATGCTTTGCTGTATATTTTGGATTCACAAACTCATATATCTTACCATTTTTTGATATGAAATAATGATAAGATAACTTACGTTTACGGAGAACTTTATGAGTGGTGGCAGCATTAGAGTTAGCCCCATCGTTATGTATAATAACATAATTTTTGGTGCTATCTCTTATATTACCTTTTGGTAGTGGCATTTTTATCAATTGCAATTGGAACAGCGTTGCAATCGTTAATAATTTTAGCATATAACCTCCAATTCATAAAATAATATGGAGATTAACAAAAGTCAACCCCTAGGATGATTACGTATTCAACTACACATTATGGGGAACTTTTCTGCGAGAGCAAGATAATTTCGATATAAATCGGAACTGTGGTCCTGAGTATCTTGCCATAACATACGAAACACACCGCGACTCTTAATCACACGCATAATTCGATATCCCAGTGATGCTTTTTCATAGAAGGGCGTGACATATCCTTCGGAGTCAATATGATGCATTGTACCACAGTGGTAGAACCACGGAGCAAAGGGAATCTTCGTGACAATATCACCATCATTTACCCACCGATGATGTGGGAAGGGTAGTGTATTGAAGTAATTAATGAATGTACGATTTCCCACACGAGGACTACCATAGGTGAATAATCCTGCTGGGGTTGGAAGTGTATCATCCGTGGCAAACCGATAGGCCATAATAGTAGCCATTGCTGCACCTAAGCTATGTCCTGTAAACCAAACTTTTTTCTGTGTATGTTGTGCTTGTAATATGATGGGCTTCCAAACTTTATCAACATAATGGTTGAAGCCAATATGCAGTTTACCATGCTTCACGGTGGTTTTAGAAATACTTAAATCAGCTTTTATATCGGAGAATTGTTTTACTTCTGTACCACGGCATGCAATAATGAAATTGTTATCATCTTCCAATGTGAAAGCGTCGGCACCTTTATGTCCGTAATACACTACTTTAAAACCTTCAAAGTTCACACGCATAAATGCCAAATCTTTATATACGCAATTACTAAGGTTTGCAAAAAATGCACTTTGTTCTATTAATGTTTTTTCAGAAATCATAACGTTACCCGTGAGCCAATCAGTAAGAAGTTTAAAGGTTTTTGTTGCGGTGTAATCATAACACGATGTGCTGCTGTCACGCCAAAACGGCGTGTTAATTTATAATCCCATCCACTACCTAACATCATGCTAACGCTTGTGTTTGTTGTGAGTCCCGTCATGGAATTATATGCCACAGGACTACCCATTAAAAATACTTGGGGAGTTACTGTTACCCGAGGATTTATGATGATGGGTGGGTGCATCCAGAATGCCACTGCTGATGTTGCCCAACTTGTATTGTACCCGTGAGTTTCTACAACTAAACTATCAGGCATATATGTTAGTGGAATCTGGTACTTATCAAAAAATATACGACGAATTTCTGCACTGTCCGTAACGACATTACGCTGTCCATTCGGCATGAACAATCCAATAGCACCTAAACTGACACCGTATACACCATATTTAGGATTGGGTTTTACCCAAGTATATCCGGTCATTTGCATCAATGTACCTTTTAAATAGGCACTGGTGCTACCAAATGAGTGGATAGTGGTTAATTTTCCTTTTTTGAAACTCATCTTGGTATAGGATAATGACAAAGCACCTTGGTCTAATGTAGACCACAACATAGTGGTCGCGCCATAACTCTTGTCCCCTGCCAATGAGGATTGTGAAACACCCACAGTAATGATTTGTGACACACCACCAGCAGGATCTTGTCCTGTTGTTAAGTCGGATGCCACCATAAGAGGATTTACCCGTGCCTCATTTTTTTTCTTTTCATCTTTTTTATCTTCTTTCTTTTCTTCTTTTTTCTCTTCGGATTTTTCCTCTGATTTACTTTCTGATTTGCTTTCTTCGGATTTACTTTCAGATTTACTCTCAGATTTACTTTCCGAACTACTTTCTGACTTTGCTTCTGCTTTGGCTTCCGTCTTGGTTTCACCGCTTGAACTACTGGAACTACCTGATGATGAACTACTTGACGAAGAACCGCCTGATGAGGATGATGAGCTACTAGGTGCAGGAGCGTCAGGCTTAGGTGCCGCCGGAGTTGGGGGTGGTGCTGTAGGTGCTGCTGAGGTGGCGGCACTTGATGCGGCGCCGGATGCAGCAGAACTAGCGGAGCTACTTGCCGCTCCTGATGCCGCACTTGATGCTGCACTAGATGCTGCCGATGACGCTGCGCTAGATGCGGCACTTGAAGCTGCCGATGACGCCGCACTAGATGCCGCAGCACTTGCCGCTGCTGTAGCGGCTGCCGCGGCGGCTTGTGTTGCTGCCTGTGTGGCGGCTTGTTGTACAACAGGATTGTTTGTAACAGGACATGGAGTACTCATAATTAATTGATTAATCCATGTCATTAATTCACCAGCAGCTGCCTGCTGTGCCGTGAATACTTTTGCCTGATTTCGAAATACCACTGTTACGCCAACATTACCTAATGGGAACGTTGCGGTTTGTGCTACACCCGTACAAGGATCCAACCAAGTTTGTACAACAACTTGGGCATCAACCTTGACGGGTAATAGACATAATAATGCTATTAAAAAAAATTTTTTCATTTTCTAATTTTCATCACACTATCTTTGGAAACAATATGTGATGTAATGGATTGAGTTTTTATAGGAATATTTTCAAACACATAGGCGGTGACTTCTTTTGTGGCACGAACTTCCACAATTTTCCAGCAATGTGTGGGAACAGCAACACGTTTAATTTGTTGACGAACACCCACACATCCTGC